CCCGCCGACCCGCGTGGTGTCAGGGGTACGAACGCGGCGGCGCGTCTCAAAGATCACTTCGGCCTCTGGGAAGAGGAACCGGTAGCGGCTCGTCGTGTGCAGGCCCTGCTCGATCAGCTCCAGGTAGCCGCCCTCGGTCAGCTTCTGGAGACCTCGCCGCGCTGAGGCGGCATCGCACCGGGCCTTCGCGCCGATCGTCGCCATGCTCATCCAGAGCTCGAAGTGGTGCTGATCGTTCGCCGAGTCCGCGAGCGCGAGGTGGACCGAGAACGTCGCGCCTCGGAACGGAGAGTGCCGGTAGACCCAACCGGTGGCCTCTGCGCTCATCGCCGCTCCCGTCGTCCTTGCGGGGCAGCCGAGCGGTGGTCGGGTATGGTGCTCCCGAGCCGAGCGGCTGCATCCGCTCGGTGAAGCGGAACCGGGAGTGCCCCCGGTGTCCCGCTTCCAGTACGGGGGTCACTCTGAACGATCCGCGCGCAGAAGTGGGGGACCCGAGGTCCGCCGATCGCGCGCCGTCATCGGCTATGGGTGCCGCGGGTTCTCGGTCGTCTGCTCGGCGACGCGCCCCCACCGGCAGAGCCAGCACCACACCGTCACCGTGCGCGTCGTCCCGCCGTAGCCGCCGTGGAAGAACAGCGCGCGCTGATCCTCGGTGATGCGGAACGTCGGCGCGCCGCAGTCGGGGCACGACTCGCTCGACACCGGAACCAGCGCGGTGCTCGTCCGCTCGCGCCGTGTGCGCGCCGGCGGACTGAACAGGTGCTCGGTCACGCGCTCGTCAGCTCGAGCCAGACCTGAATGTGAGCGAGCACCGCGCACCGGTCGTCCGGGTTCTCCACGAGCGCGGTCCACACGTCGATCAGCGCGCACTGGATCGCCGCGCGCGCGGCCGGGTCCGCGAACAGTGGAGGGGCAACCGCGATGACCTCGGCGATCGCGGCGCGGGCCTGGTCGAGTTCGGCCGTGGTCGCGGGGGAGTGCTCAGTCACGGTTGTGCTCCAGGAGTGATCGGGTGTTTGCCATCACGCTTCTCAGCGCGCCGAGCTGCTCGCGAATGTTCCGGCTCGCTTCGATAGCGGCGTGCAGCACTGCTTCGGTCGTCTCCAACGTGCTCGCTTCCTTCTGCGCGGCGAGGTACGCCTGCGCCTTCTTCTCGTCTACCGTGCCCTCCGCTTTCAGGAGCGCCTCGGCGTGCGCTACCTCGTACGCGACCTTGGCCTGAGCGCGTGCACGGCCCCGCCGGTAGACCTTCGTCGTCGCCGACTCCAACAGGCCCACGAACCGCACGATCTCCTTCTCGACCGCGACAGGATTGATGTTGGCCGGGTCGAGTTGCGTCACTGGTTGATCTTCTCAACGAACGCAAGCGCATCGTTCACCTGGTTCGCAGGGAACGCTCCGAAGTCCTCGGGGAGCCCCGCCTCGCTCCACCCATCGGGCAGCACGTCCGCGAACCCCTTGCCGTCGAGCTTCTTCTTCAGCAGCACGATCTGGCGCTCGGTCGCGATCCCATCGGCGCGTGGGGCGGACGACTGGCGGGCGTCCTCCCGGTTGCGCACGTCCTCCTGGCTCGCGACCGCGGACGACTCCGAAGCGAGCACCGCGACGATCGCCCGGCCCCATGCCGAGGTCTCCGCGTTCTGCACCTCGGAGTCCTTCGTGTACGGGGTCGGCCCCGGGAACGGCTCCCACGCCGTCCCGATCCCTGGGCGCGGATCTTCGGGGCTGCGGTACGCGGCGGCCGAGTAGCAGACGAACGTCCGCCCGCCGACCTCCTCGATCCAGAACGGCCGGGACGGGTCCGCCGGCTGCAGTGATCCGTCGGGGTGCTTCTCGCGAAACTCGGCGATGCGCTCGGGCACCGTCTTGTAGCCGGCCAGGTCGAACGCCATGTGCGGGGGGTCCCTTCCTCAGTGGAGTGCGTACCCCCATACGGTACTACGGCCCTGGGACATCTACCGGGAATCCGTGGTTGATTCTCCGCGTAACGGCGTAGAATGGCCGCATGGACCTGACGGCCTGCCCATTGGCCCACGGCGACAACATCGACGGCCTCTGCTCCTGGTGCGGGTCGCGACTCCCGCGCGGCCGGGCGCGCTGGTGCTCGGACGACTGCTCCCACGCCTGGGCCGAGAACCACATCTGGACGACCGCCCGCAAGGCCCGCCTCAAGCGCGACGCCCACCGCTGCTCCATCTGCGGCTCCACGGACGCGCTCCACGTCCACCACGACCCGCCGGTGAACCCCCGGATCGGGTACCGGCGCTCGTGTGCCCACCACCAGGACCGGCTGCGCACCCTCTGCGCGGCCCACCACGTCGCCGTCCATGTTGCGATGCGCGCGCCCGCCGGGACCGTGACTCAACTCGCCATGATCGCTGCCTAGTCCATCGTTGTGCGCTTGCCATTATGTAGAATGATGGCATGGCACTGACGATCGAAGACCGGTTCTGGTTGAAGGTCGACAAGGACGGGCCAACCCCCGAGCATTGCCCGGACCTCGGCCCCTGCTGGCTCTGGACCGGTACCCGCATATTTTCGCAGCCGGAGCGCATCAAGGGCTGGACGAGTGGTGGTTACGGGCAGTGCTGGGGCGGTGTCGAACGCGGGAAGATGTACGCGCACCGATGGTCGTGGGAGATCGCCAACGGCCCGATCCCCGACGGGCTGAAGGTGCTCCACCGCTGCGATGCCCCGCCATGCGTGCGCCCGTCCCATCTGTTCCTCGGCACGGTCAAAGACAACGCCCGGGACATGACCGACAAAGGTCGAGCACGGGGCCGATGGGGCGAGACCCACCACACTGCGAAGCTGAGCAACGACCATGTTCGCGAGATCCGTGCCCGCCATGCCCAGGGGGAGACGGGCCGGGATCTGGCCGCCGACTACGGCGTGGCCCATTCGACCATTTCACGCATCGTGAACTTCAAGATGCGTAGGTCGCTGGTTGACGATCCCCGGAAAGTCTTCGGGGCTGATCTGTCCGCCTGAGGGTCCTTCCCCTGCGTACCGTATGGTGGTACGGTGTCGGGCATGACGCAGACCGAGACGTGGATCGACAAGAGCGCCTGGGGTGTCGGGCCGTGGACGGAGGAGCCCGACCGGGTGGAGTGGTACTTCCGCGACATCGCGTGCCTCGCGCTACGCCACCCGGACTCGGGCCACTGGTGCGGGTACGCCGCGGTCCATCCCGGTCACCCGTGGCACGGTCGTGACTTCATGGATCTGGACCTCGACGTTCACGGGGGCCTCACGTTCTCCGCTCCATGCGCGCCACCGAGCGACGAGCGAGCCAAGCGTGAGCAGGTCTGCCACGTACCGCGCCCCGGGGAGCCTGACGCCGTGTGGTGGCTCGGCTTCGATTGCTCCCACGCCTGGGACATCGCGCCCGCCCGCGCCGCGCGACACCGCGAGTTCGCTCCCGGTCCCGACGAGGTCTACCGCCGCATCGGCTACGTGAAGATGCAAGCGCAAGCCCTCGCCCACCAGATCCTCGGAGCCGCCTCGTGAGCCGCCGCAGTGGACCCAACGAACACTCAGCCGCCGTCGGCGCCGAAGTCCGCCGCCTCCGCACCGAGCGCGGCTGGTCGATGGCCGACCTGGCGCGCGAGCTCGGCTGGCTCAAGTCGAAGGTGCAGCGCATCGAGGAAGGCACCGGGTTCTTGAGCGTGGACGACCTGATGCCGTTGGCGCGCGCGCTGAAGGTGCGCGCGCAGAAGCTGCTGGACGCGGGCAAGGTGCCCGCGTAGATCGACCGGAACCACCGACTGAAGGGACCCCCGAATGAGCGCCTACACCGTGGACGACGTACTGGAGATGCTGGACGACATCAGGAACGACCTCGAACCGTCCGCACGGGACGCGTGGTGGCACGCGCTGGAGAAGACCGACCACTTCACGCTCGCTCGCGACCTGGAGGTTGACCACGGCGCCGCGGTGATCGCGGCATCGGCGTTCTGCCCGAACCGACAGGGTGAGACGGACGGGCTCAACGTCCACGGCACGCTCTCGCCGTGCGCCGCGTGCACCACCATCGCGATCAAAGCGCTGGCCGCATGACCTCCGCCCTCCGCGAGATCGTCCCCCAAGCCCTCGTGATCGCGGGTGTGTTCGGCCTCGTCGCGATCTCGGTCCGTCTCAAGCGCCGCCCCCGCTCCATCCCGCGCATGTTCGTCACCCAGACCTGCTCGCACCGTCTCCGCTCCCAACAGATCCCCGGTGCGCAGGTGGCCGAGGTGCTCGCCGACCCGTCGATGCGCTGGCGCGAGAACGGTGACCGAATCGCGATCGGCAACGGACTACGGATCACGTACCGGAAAGAGAAGCCGGGCTGGTTGGTGATCGCGGTGGAGCGGACTCCGATGCACCCTTCGATGCAGTCCGGGTGGGGGCAGTGAGCCGCGGTCGCAACCGCCGGTGGGGCACACCCGGCGACTGGCAACGCCTGATCCGGGTCACTATCCACCGACGCGCGCGCCGTGGAAGCGCAACGTACGAAGGTACGCGCGGTGACCTCCCTCCCGATCGTCCCTCCCCTGCCCGACCAGTTCTCCCTCTTCGACGCGTTCCCCGGCGCGCGCGTCATCACCGAGCCGAAACAGATCGCAGACGTGGAGCTCGGCCCCGAGTCGGCCGCGTCGTTCACTGAGACGGAGGCGTGATGGGCGATCGAACCTTCTCGTTCACGGTGAGCGGACGAGGCAACGCGCTCCAGGTGGAGCACCGGGCCCGCGAGCGCGCCGCGGCGTTCGTGGGTGGCACCGCCTACAAGATCAAGATTCACGTCACAGAGGAAGCCATCCCGGTGACCGGCGGGGACGGGCTCATAGCTGGTGACGCCACGGCTGAGTGCGTGGTGACGTGGTGATCCACTTCTCGCTCAAGGCGACCGGCACCCACGAGCACATCGCCGCGCTGCTCCGTTCACTCGCGGACGACGTGGACGCGGGCCGGTTCACGGTCGGCCCCTCGTCGCGCTCGGTGGAGATTGCGGACGGGGCGGGCTACGACCTGCGGGTGACTCAGGCGGACGACGACCGGATGGTCCGGTGGGGCCTCAAGGCTCCCGACCCGGAGGCTGTGACGTGAACGACTACACGGTGGCGTCCTTGTTCGTCTCGTGTGCCGCGTTCGTCCTCTGTGGTTGGGGAATCGCCACACGAGAGCCGGCGGTCAGTGCCGCCGCGGTCGTGGTCTCCATCATCGCGGTCGGGCTAGCCGTCGCTGGGCTAGCCGCCGCATGACGCTCATCGACGCGCGCCAACTGCGCTCCGAGTTCCGCAACCCCGAGAACCTCAGCCACGCGCTCTGCTGCCTCCTGGGAGTCGGAGACCAGTGCTTCTGCGGTGCGCTCGCGACCGACGCGGACGAACCCGAGCCGGAGGACGTGTGCCCGGCGTGCGCAGAGATCATGCGCGCGGCGGGGTTCGGTCGCTGTCCCTACGGTGGGGCGCGATGCCCTGCTCCGACGAAAGGCTGAGGAGTCATGGCGTACAAGACGGTGGTTCAGGAACTGCGGCTCGGCGACCGCGTCATGGTCGAAGACGTGGTCTTCACGGTCACGTCACTCGCGCGCGTGGAGGCAGACGACGACGTGATCCTGGTCGGGGTGAAGTCGAAGGGCTCGGAGAAGACCGAGTTCCGATGGAAGGCGCTCGCCGAGGTACCGGGTCCGGCCTGATGCCCACCGTCCTCGCCCCCCCACCCCGCGCCGGCGACTGCACCGCGCTGCTCGAGGACTTCATCAACGCGCAGGGCTTCGGCACCACGATCACGTTCCCTCAGACGGCGCGCTACGTCTGCGAGCAGAACGTGAGAATCCGCGAGAAGGTCGGCCTGGTCGTCCAGGTCATCCCGCTGCGTCGCTACGGCCACCACAAGCGCAAGCCCTCCGGCGCCGAGGACAACGTGAGGGTGGAGCACCTCACGCTCCAGTCCTGCCTGGGAGTGCGCATCGTGGGCGCGAACATCATCGGCCCCAAACGCCCGGAGACGGGCTACACCGACGCCCAGGAAGGCCAGGCCGCGATCGGGCTGCACGGCTGCGCGCGCTGCTCGGTCGAGAGCTCCGGGCTCCAGCACGTCCACGGCGACTTCATCTACCTCGGTAGCCGTGGCGGGACACCCTGCCGGGACATCACGCTGACCGACAACCGCGGCTTCGACGCCGGCAGACACGGGATCTGCGTCACTGCGCTGCACGGTGCGCTGATCCGCGGCAACACGATGCGCGACTTCCACCGCGACGGCTACCACACCGAACGCTCCCGCAAGGGGGACGGGTGGTCAGGGATCGTACGATCGGGGAACACGTTCGAGAAGGCGAAGAAGGGCTGAGCCGATGGGAACGATTCTGCGCAACGTCGCACCGCGAGAACGCGGCCACGAAGTCAGGACCGACCTCTCGATTCGCCAGTGCTCCGAGTGCTCGATCATCTACGCGATCCCCGAGTGGCTGCACTCCCGCGCCCGCAAGAACCCGGAGGTCTCCTGGTACTGCCCGAACGGCCACAGCCAGCACTACCCGGGCGACACGCCTGAGCGCCGAGCGCAGCGGGCAATCGAACGGGCAGAGAGCGCCGAGGCGATGGTGACCCACTACTCGGACCAACTCGAAGCCGAGCGCCGCTCCAAGGCCGCAGTGAAGGGCCACCTGACCCGAGCCCGTCGTCGCGGGGGTGCCGGACTCTGCCCGGTGGAGGGCTGCCGGCGCCACTTCCCGAACCTCTCGCGCCACCTGGACGACCAGCACCCGGGCTACGTCGAGAGCCTGAACACGTGACCCGCACACTCACGCTCCACCAGCCCCACGCCTCACTCGTCGCGGTGGGGGCAAAGACCATTGAGACCCGCGGATGGAAGGCACCGGACGCGGCGATCGGGGAACGACTCCTCATCCACGCAGGGAAACGGGCGCCCGAGGATGGTCTAACGCTCGCCGGGTGGACGGTGACCCCAGGCGCTAACTCTCCGTGGCTGATGATCCCGCCACGCGCCGGGATGCAGGTCACGGTGCTGCCCCTCGGTGCGATCGTCGCCTCCTGCGTCCTGACCGATTGCGTGCCGACAGAGGAAGTCGCATTCTGCAAGGGCGATTACCTCCGTGCCGAGGGCGTGCGGTGGGACCGCTCGCAACTGTCCGGCGCGCTCTACGTCGTGGCCGAGGAAGAGGCGTTTGGCGACTACTCCGACAACAGGTGGGCGTGGCTCCTGTCCGACATCAAGCCGACCACCGAACGCTGCCCGCGTTGCTGGAATCAGTTCGAGGGCCGGATGCCGGGCCACGTCTACGGCTCCAACTGGGACTTCGTTCCCTGCCAGACGTGCAACGGCGACGGGAAGACCGACCCGATCCCCGCCACCGGCAAGCAAGGACTCTGGCGGTGGGAACCCCACGCCGCGTCGACCGCTGCGCGAGACTGACCCCTACCTCGCAGAGGACCAGCTACCCGGGCTGCAATCGGGACGCAAGGGACAGATGGCGAACGACACGAAGCGCAGCGCACCTACGACGGAACCCCGACGGGCGACCTCGGTGCCAATGGATCTGGACCTGCCGGCCCCGTGGGAGCGCGCGACCGACGAGACCCCGAAGCAGTTCGCCGCCTTCTGCACCTACCGCGACCTGCCCCCGTGGTCGCGATCCCTCGCCAAAGCGGCCCGTCTCCACCTCGAGCTCCCCGAGGGTGATCTGACCCAGGCCCAGGAGCGGTCGATCCGCACGACCCGCAACGAGTGGGGGAAGTGGTCCGCCGAGTACGGCTGGCCCATGCGCGCGAGCGAGCACGACACCTACCTGGACAAGGTCCGCCAGTTCGAGGCCATCGAGCAGATCAAGGCCCTGGTGGGCCACCACGCCGACGCCGGCCGTGCTCTGCGCCTGGCGGGCCTCCAGGCCCTCGCGGCCCGGCTGCAGCCCGCTGAGGGGGTACAGCACACCATCGGGGACGGGAAGCGCAGAGCCGCGGAGGACCGGGTCATCATGCACTTCATCACCGAGGGAGCGAAGCTGGAGCGGGCCGCCTACGGCCTGCGGGTGGACCCCCAGGACGAGCCGGAGGGCGCGGTGGTGGTGCCCCAGGATCTGGCCCGGGACCTGCTGAGAACCTCACCTGAGGTCGCTACCGCCGCCGCGGCGTTGGCGTTGGAGATGGCTCGGGCGGAACGAGTGGGGAAGAAGGTGGAGTTGTAGATGCCTCACGGACTGTGCAACCTCTGTGGTCACCCGCTCGGAGCGGACCACTCGGACTGCCCGGGGCCGCACGGAGTGCCACCCGTGAAGCCTGCCGTGCGGTGTTGCCCGTTTTGGTGCGTGCTCGATCGCCACCACCTCGGACCGCACGAGCCACCGCCCCCGCCGATCCTCCCGGTGGAGGGGCTGTGACCGAGAAACGCGCGCGGAATCCCCGAGGCGCCGGCCGACACCGGGTGAGCGACGAGCCGACCGTGGTCCTCCCTGCCCTGCGGGTCCCGAAATCCGTAAAAGCAAAGGCCGAGAAGGCTGCGCGAGCAGCGGGTCAGTCGCTCTCGGACTTCCGCCGGGCGCTCCTGATCCGCGGGACCAGTGCACCGACGACGCGCGCGGAATCACCAGCCAAGCCTGAACCGCGCGCGAAATCCGCCAAGGCGGTCGCTCGTCTCGCGGAACCATTCCCGCGCGTCGCGTCGAAGAAGTGCGAGTGCGCCCGGCCTCGTCCGCCGGCGACCGGCTACGGGATCTGCACCGGCTGCGGGAAGAAGCGATGACCGCCCGGTATCTCGTCGGCGATGTCCACGAGCAGCTCGACACCCTCGACTGGCGGATCTGGCCCTACGGCTACGCAGAACGGTTCTACGCCGGGCACTGGATCTCGGCCGAGTACCAGCAGGTGCTCAGCGCGGCGATCGTGCGCGCGGTCTACGGCAAGAAGCGCAAGCTGATCGTGAACATGCCGCCGCGCCACGGGAAGTCTGAGCTGCTCGACCTGTGGGGGCCGGTCTGGTATCTCGACCTCAACCCCGAGATGCGCGTGATGCTCGTGACCTACGGCCAGGACCTCTCCGACGAGTGGGCGGGCAAGGCACGCGACGTGCTGCAGGGCCGCGCCGAGGAGTTCCGGGTCAGGGTCTCACGCGACTCCACCGCGAAGAAGCGATGGTTCACGACCCGCGGCGGGGGCATGTACGCGGTCGGCATCGACTCCACCATCACCGGCCGCGGCGGCAACAAGATCATCATCGACGACCCCCACAAGGACTGGCGCGAAGCGCAGAGCCAGGTGCAGCGCGACAACATCTGGGACCAGTACCTCGGCACGATCACCCACCGCCTCGAGCCCGGCCCCGACGGCGGACCCGGCGCGGAGATCGTCGTCCAGACGCGGTGGCACGAGGACGACTTCACGGGCCGGCTCACCGCCGCGGACCCCGACGCGTGGGAGCACCTCGTCATCCCCGCCATCGCGGAGCGCGACGACCCGCTCGGGCGCGCCGAGGGTGAACCGCTCATGCCGGAACGGTTCCCGATCGAACGCCTGCGCGAGCTCGAAGAACGCCTCGGCCCGCACATCTTCAGCGCGGTGTTCCAGCAGCACCCGTCTGCGCCCCTCGGTGCGATCTTCCATCGTTCGTGGTGGCAACGCTACGAGTTCATCCCCCCGGGCATCGAGCAGTGGCTCGGCTCCTGGGACATGGCGTTCAAGGACAACGATGACTCGGACTACGTGGTCGGCCAGGTGTGGGCGCGGCAGGGCGCGAACCTGTACCTGATCGACCAGGTGCGCGACCGGATGGACTTCCCCGCGACGAAGAAAGCGGTGAAGGCCCTCGCCGCGAAGTGGCCGCGCTGTAGCGCTTGGGTGATCGAGGACAAGGCGAACGGGCCGGCGATCATCGCGGAGCTGCGCAACACGGTGGGCGGGCTCCTGCCGTTCTCCCCGCGCGACTCGAAGGAAGCCCGCGCCCACGCGGTCGCGCCCCACGTCGCGTCCGGGAACTGCTACCTGCCGGGCTTCGCGTGGGTCCAGGATCTGATCGACGAGGCGGCGAACTTCCCGTTCGGGGTGAACGATGACCAGGTGGACGCCTTCACACAGGCGGCCATCCACATGGGCGTGGCGAGCCCCATCCTGGTCTCAGAGACGTACCAGGACGCCCGCCTAAAGGGTCGTCGCTAACCCCGGCTGAGTACCGTATACTGGTACGCATGAGCGATCGCCTCGCACTCGCGTCCGGTATCGCGTCCGGTATCGGAGCCGGGTATCTCCTAGTGGATGAGAAAGATTCGGAGCTCGGGCCCGCGACTTCCATCACCCGCACCCCGATCACCACAGTGGCACCGATAGAGAGGCCGTGATGCGAACCGACGAAGGAGAGAGCCCAATGCAAACGACATGGCGAGTGACCGAGGTACACGCAACGGAGTCCGGCACACAGGCGGTCCTTCAGCGCGTGTATTGGTTCAAGACGAACCCGAAGTACGCGGACGTTGATATCGAGGCGCCCGACTACGAGTGGGTAGGGGACGAGAGCATCGACGCGGAGCCCGGTGAGCACGACGCCGATTGGATCGAGATGGGCGGCAAGTTGACCATCGAGATCACCGAAGGCCTCGACCTGGCCCCGAGCGACAACGTGACGATGCTGCTCGATCTGGTGGAGCGCGTACCGGCGTGACCCCCTTCTCTCCCTGTACCCCACTCAAGACGGAAAGGCAGAGATGAGCGCAGAAGAAATCGTGCGAGCACTCGCGGCGTCTAACCCGTTCCTCCCTTGGTCGGACAGATCCGGGACGGTCTGCCAGTTGTGCGGAGCGGACGTTGATTACGGGAAGTCGCATGACCCGGGCTGCCCCTACCGGCAAGCGGCCGAGTGGGTAGCCGCGAATCCTGGGCGTGGGTCGGGTTCGTGCCCTGGTTGTGGTGGGTCACTTACCGAGTCTGACGGCACACCAGCGAACCACTTCCATTGCCTGAAATCGACCCCACTCAAGACGCGAACGAAAAGGAACTGAACCAATGCGGACGGACCACGATTTGGCGATCAGGTTGACTGAGTGGGACGACGGCTGGCACTGGACCGTGTTCGACGCTAACCCCAAGTACGAGAGTGGGCAGGTCGAGGGCGTGCTTGTCCCCTGGGAGACGGCCGACGACTCTGGGCGGGAGCCGAGTCAGGGCAAGGCACTGATGACCGCTCTCATCGCGGCGGCGTCAGTGAACGGCAAGGCGCGGGTCACTGTCCCACTGGCCCCGCTCGCTGCGTGGGCGCTGATCTGCAAGCACGACCACGTCAACCTCATGGGCGAGATGATCGCCGCCGAACCAACGGGCACCGTCGAAGTCCGAGACCCGAGAGGCGACGTGTATCTCGTGTCGCGGCCACTCAAGACGGTCGACCCATGAGCAACGAACCGCGCGGGCCTCTCGACCCTATCGAGTACCCATGAGCGCGACACGGTGGGAGCGCACAATCCCGGCACGGGTCCGCTATCGCCTGTGGTCGTGGCTGCTCCGTCATCCGCGGGCCTGTCCTGCATCGTCGCACTCGCTGGTGGTGTGGGGCATCTCTGAGCGCCCGTGGATCGACGAGATGTGCAAGTCGGACTGCGCTCGCAATGGCTCGTGTTGGTGCGGGAAGTTGCGCGAGGAGTCCGCGTAATGGATGGCCTTCTCGAGTACCGCATCGTCTGCGCGCGCGAAATCTCGTGAGCTGATGGAGCGCAGCCCCATCGACGAGGCTGCCTTCGAGAAGGCGTACGCGGCCGTCCAGGAGCGAGTGGAACGCGCCACCTACGCCCGAACCGTGGCCGAGGTGCGCAACCACCCGACGAACGGGAAGGCGATCGCTCGACTGGCGATCCAGACCTATCTCGAAGCGGTCCACGGCGCGGAGCCTCCCCCGCCGTAGCCTTGCGCCCGATGCGTCCCGAACCTGCTGCACACCCCGCACTGCCGTGAGCACGAACGACCACGTCATCGACACCTGGTCAGTGGTGGGCCACAAGAGCCCCCTCCGTCACGGCGCCAGTTCGGCCAGCACCTGGCTCGCTCCCTCGTGGGTCGGCATCCACGCCCGCCGGCTCTGCGCCTACAAGGTGTACGACGCCTACCTGAACAACGTGAGCCGCATGTTCCTCGCCGACGTGGACGAAGAGACCCGCCGCGAGCACCGCGAGTACGGCGAACCTCGCGCGCTCGTCAACGCGATGCGCGGCGCGATCCTCGGTGACGAGCAGGCCATCGTGGTCGCGGACGCGGACGACGACGTACCCGACGACGAAGCCGAGCAGGGACGCAAGGCCGAGCAGGGACGCAAGGCCGAGGTCGAAGCCGCCAAGGACCGTCAGGAGTGGCTGCGAGATTGGGCGACGGTCGAGCGGTACATCCGCAAGATGCGCGAGACCGAGGATGACATCATCGGTCTCGGCGACGGGATCTACCAACTGGGTTGGTCGGGCCGCAAGCAGCGTCCAATCGTGCGCCTGCATCCGCCCGCGTTCTACTTCCCGGTGCTATCGACCCGCGGCGACGAGGAGTTCCCCGCGACGGTCCATCTGGCGTGGGAGTACGAAGACGCCGACGAGAACAACGAGACCCACCAGTACGTCCATCGGATCACGTTCCGCCTCGCCCGCATCGGTGACCTCGAGCCGGCCGTCCCGATCGTGCGGAACACGCCGTTGATCCACACCTACATCGAGACCGACACCGACTCGCAGCGGGTCGGCCAGACGCTCCGCGCCTACCCCTGGAACGACGAACCCACCGATCTGACCTGCTACATGAGCGAGGGGACGTGGCGGCTCGACAACCTGAAGAACCGGGTCGTGCCGAACCTCGACGAGAGCGCCGCGGTCTGGGAGCGCAACGACGAGAACGTGGAGATCCACAACCTCGACCTGTTGCTCGACTTCATCCCGCTCGTCCACGTCCCCCACGGCAGCGCGGAGAAGGCCCACTACGGGACCAGCGCGCTCGGGCTCGTGAGCCAGATCCTTGATGACATCGCGTCGACCGACACCGACCTGGAGAAGGCCGCAGGCACGACCGGTAGCCCGCCCCTGTGGGTGCGTGGCGTCGATCCGGGCAAGACGATCACCTACGGCCCCGGGAAGGTGTTCGGCCTCCCTGCCGACGGTGAGGCGGGGATGATCGACACTTCCAACTCGCTCGCCGCGCTGCTGGAGTTCTCCCGCGAGCTCATCAAGCGCCTCGCCGCGATCAGCCGGGTCGGTGAGCCGCTGCTCGGCCGAGCCGACCCCGCGACCATCGCGAGTGGCGTGCTGCTCGCGCTCACGTTCGGGCCGACGACCCAGATGGTCGACGAGGCGCGCCTGGTCCGCGAGGAGAAGAACGGGCTGCTGCTCAAGTTCATCCAGCGCCTCGCGATCGCGGGCGGAACCCTGGAGGCCCCGGTGCTCGACGCGAACGTGGCGTTCGGCTCCTACTTGCCGACCGACCGCCAAGCCGTCGTGCTCATGGTCCGCGCGCTGCTCGGCAACGGGACCGAACCCGCGATGATCTCGCGGGAGACCGCCCTGCGGATGCTCGTCGAAGCCGGGTTCGAGGTCCGCGACGCGCTCGAAGAGCTGGAGAAGATCCGGGCCGAGGACTTCGCCGGCGCGGTCCGCCTGCTGGAGGCGACCGGAGACGAAGCCGCAGTGTTCGAGTTCCTGGGCCGCGACGTGCCCGACGCGGTGAAGGCCCGAGCCGAGGCTGCGGCGCGGGGCGCGCTCGAGCCGCCCACACCCAACCTGCCGACACCGACCCCGGAGCCCGGCCCCGGCACTGAGGGCACCCCGTGACCCAGTTCGACCCGACCCCGGTAGGGGGCGACCTCACCGGTACGTGGCTCGGCGGTCCCGACGGGACCCGCGACCTCGCCGCGCTCGGCATCCCGGACCCGACCACCACCGCGACCGGTTCCTTGGGCTACGAGCTCGACCTGATCGTGCAGCGCGCGCTTGCGGAGATGGAGCTGCTGTCGGCTGGTGGGGGCGGAGGTGGGCCGGGCGTCCAGTTCGGCAACCCGGCCGCGATTCGCGTCGCGTCGTCAGTCGCACACCCGAACCAGAAGGACGGCAGCGACTACGTCTGTGACGGGACGAACGACCACGAGGAGATCCTCGCCGCACTCTCAGTCGCCGCTCTCGCGGGCGGCTCGGTCGTCGAGCTCGGCCACGGCCCGTTCTTCTGTCTCCCCGACGCGCTCAACGTCCCCGCGAACACGACGCTACGCGGGCAGGGCGGTACGGCGAACGGTGGGGGCGCGACCCGGATCGTCAACGCGGGCGGTACCGGGGCGCTGCTCCGCCACCAGGGCGTCGCGTCGCTGAACCGGGTGGGGGGCGGCAAGATTCAGAACCTCGTGCTCGACGGCAACACCCAGGTGTGTGACGGGCTGCTCATCAAGTACGCGAACTCCTGGCACGTCGACAACGTGACGACCTACGACTGCCTCGGCCACGGGATGCACCTCTACGGCGGCTCGGACTCGAGCGTCACCCGTTCACGCCTCGACTGGTGCGGGTCGAACAACATCGTGGGCGCGGGCGCGCGGGCCGCGATGCTCATCGAGGACGATGACGGCGGATGGGCGAACGACAACGTCCGGGTCCACGGCGTCATCTGGGAGAACAACCCCGACCGCGCGCTGGAAGTCACGATCGGCGCCGGCGCGAACGGCCCCTACGAGATCACCTTCGACACCATCAAGATCGAAACCCACGAGGCGCGCGGTGGACCGTTGAACGACTACATCCTCTGGCAGAACGCGAACCACTGCCGGATGCTCAACAGCTACTTCTTCTGTGACGCGCCGACCGGCGCCGGGATGCGCTCATGGTTCCGCCTCGCCGGGTGTACGTCCGCGTGGGTGAAGGGCAACAACTTCTCGGCGAACTACCCGAGCACCGACCCGTTCGCGCACTGGCTCTCGCTGGAGGGCAACACGGGCCTCTGGGTGACCGAGAACGTCTTCCAGCACGGCGGCGCGGGTGTACCGGCCGGATGCTTGAACTGGGTGGGCACGAACAACCAGGTCGCACCGCGCCGGCAGAACTACATCCAGAACACGTCGACCACGTTGGAGGTCGGCAGCCCGACGACGGACATGGTGGAGGTCACCTGATGGGATGCTGCGTGTGCGCGGGCTCGTGCAACCACGTCGGCCCGCACGGTTACTGCGCTGCTCACGGCGGTGGTGCTCCGTTACCGCTCGCGGCGCCTGGCACATGGCAGGGGTTCACGATCCATTCGGGCTCGACGACAGGCATCGACTCGTGGCTCTGTCCCGACCTGCTGACCATCGACCGCATCGGTGCCGCCGACGGATGGCGCGGGCGTCTCGTGCGCGCGTTCTTCCGGGTGCTGAAGGTCGTCACCGGGGTATGACCGAGCACCGGATGGACGACGCGCAACGTCAGGCCCGCGCCGAGCAGGCCGCGGTCGCGCACGCCTCCCCCGCCGAGCAAGCCCTACGCGCGGAACGGACCGCGCTCGTCAAGGCGTGGCTGCGTCGGTGCGGGATCACCCACGCCGATGTCATCAAGGAGCTGGTGAGCGGCGACACCGCGGTCGGGGTCAAGGCAGGGAACGGGATCCACTGGATTCCGGTGTCTGAGCCGAAGTTTCCGTGGGATCTGTGGTCCGAACTTCGTGATCGGCTCATGGCCGAAGAAGAAGCGCGCTCGACTGGCTGAGTACCGTATACTGGTACGCATGATGCGCCACGAGCAGTCGATCATCGGCAAGGGCGAGGATGCGATCAAGCGCGGTGAGGAACCGGGCGACTGCATCCGTGCATGTGTCGCTTCGATCCTGGAACTCCCGATGGAGATGGTGCCCAACTTCGTCCACACGGGTGAGGACCCCTACGGCCTCTGGAAGTACGCGCTGATCGGATGGCTCACGGTGCGCGGCGTCGGTCTCGACTGCTACTTGTACGACGACGAGCCGCCCGGGCGATGGTGCATCATCGGCGGGCCAGGCCCACGCGGCCACCAGCATTGCGTTGTCGGCTTCAACCGCGAGATGGTCTGGGACCCACACCCGTCAGGCGAGGGGCTCGTCACCGCGCAAGACGTTTGGTACCTTGTGCCGACCAGTGTTCGTCCGCCCGGCTCGGGAGCGAACGCGGCTCGCGCTCTGATGAAGGTGCCCTCGTGAGCGCCGAACTCGACCGCACCCTGGAGATCATCGAGCGGGGCCTCGCGACCGCGGAGACGACCGAGCCCGCCTACGGGACGGACATCGGCTCCCACGTCTGCTGGCGCTGCCAGGTGAACGCGCCGGGTGAAGGCGCGTCGGGAGTGTGCGAGGGGTGCCGCGAGACCCTGCTGGACGAGACGAAGGAACCGGAGCCGAGTATCACGGATGGAGTCTGGACCGCGGTCGGGGAGGCTCCGATCTGGGGCTCGACCTCGCGCTACTTCCGTCGCGGTGTCGCCCGCGTGTACGTGAGCCGTGAGGGCATCCAAGGCGACATTCAGGGACGCAGGGCCGATCTGGACGATCCGTCCGTTGCGCTGCATCACATCGACGGGAACCCGGCCAACAACACCCCCGAGAACCTGGAAGCCGTGCTCCCGCGGGAGAACCGCCTGCTCGCCTCGCGAGATCAGATCGAAGCCTGCGCCGAGATCGTTGCTCGCGAGATGGGAGTCAGCGCCGAGGCCGCACGGGAGCAGCTCCAGCGCGTGTTCAACGCCTATGCCGATTGACCGCCGCGCGTTCGTCCACGCCTGGAAGGACTGGGACGACGTGTGCCTGAAGATGCCCCGCCACCCGAACGGCCGCTACGGCGCCGACCAGGCCGCCGCGTACGACTCGCAGTGTCGTGCCCTCGCCGCCGAGGTCGGCCTGACCACGAACGAGCTGCGGGAACGGCTCATCGCGTTGCGTCGCTACGGCTTGACGCGATCCGACGCCCTGGCGCGCGTAGCCTGACCTCCACACCCGCTGGAGCGGGACGCCTCACCCGAAGGCTGATCGGGACGCAAGGGAGCCCACGTTGAACCGAATGCTGCGACGCCACCCCGGTCTGTACCTCGCTGCGACAGGACCCGGAGGAGGCGGTCAAGGCGGCATCATCCCGGTCGCATCGGGAGGCCAGGGCGCGACGCCACCGCCCGCTCCCGCGGCACCCGCGCCGGCGCCGACCCCCACTCCCGCGCCGGCAGCACCAGCCGCGCCCGCGACCCCGGACCCGTCGAACCCGCTCGGCCTCACCCCCGAGCAGCAGAAGCACTTCACGGGCATGGCGACGAAGCAGAAGGACGAGGGCCGCCAAGCCGAGATCAACCGCCTCGCCGAAGCGACCGGCGTCGAGCCCGAGCAGATCGAAGCCGCGCTGAAGGCCCACAAGGAAGGCCAGGACGCCGCGCTCACCGAAGCGCAGCGCGCCCAGAAAGCCGCGGAGGCCGCCGAAGCGAAGGCGAACGCTGCGCTCGCGGCCGCGTCACTCGACCGTCTCGACGCTGCGATCCTGCGCACCCTCACCGCCGCGCAGTGCATCGACCCGAACGTCCAGGCCGACATGGCGCTGCTCGTCCGGCTCGAGCCGGACACCACCGACGCGGACATCGCGGCGCGGATCACCACCAGCGTCGAAGGGCTGAAGGGCCGCTACCCCGAGTCGTTCAAGGGCACCCTCCCCGCGCCGGGCACGCTCCCGTCGCACACCGCGCCGGGCGCCCCCGCACCCCCCGCGCAGCAGGCTGGCATCTCCGGCGGACTGGAGAAGGGGAAGCTGAAAGCCGAGGAGCAGACGAAGGCCAACGCGCCGAGCGGTGACCCCTACGAGGGTCTCCTGACGCCGTAGGGTCCGCGCTTCACGTTCCGCCGCGTTCTACCCTGCCGCTATTCGGTAGCCAGGAGGAACGCACGTGAGCGACATCGCGGTTGTACGGGAGACGTTCGCCGACGACGACCAGCGGTGGCTTGGTTCCGCCCACGGCGTCGAGAACGGCCGGACGATCACGCTGGACGGCTCCACGTTCACCGGCGTGTGGACTGACGGGCGCGTCCCCTCGGGGGTCTGCCTCGGCAAGATCACCGCGGCCGGCGCAGATCAGGGCAAGTACGGGCTCTACGACTCGGGCTCCAGCGAGGTCCAGTCGATCATCGCGACGGGCGGCACCGTCGGTACGTTCACGATCACTGTCGCGGGTGAGACCACCGCCGCGATCGAGTTCGACGCCACCGCCGCCGAGGTCCAGGCCGCGCTCGAAGCTCTCTCGAACGTCAACGTGGGAGACATCGTCGTCGCGGGCGGTCCGCTCCCGGAAACCGCGGTCACGCTGACCTACCAGGGCCAGTTCGCTGGCGAGAACGTTCCCGCCGCGACGATCGCCGACTCGATCACCAACGGCAGCGCGACGCTCACCACCACGACCGAAGGCGCCGCGGGCGCGGCGACGAACGGCCTGGAGACGTTCGTCGGTCACCTGCTCACCCCGGCCCGGGTCATCAACTCGGCCGCGGCCACCCACGACGTGACGGGCGCTCTCTTCCTGCACGGCACCGTCGTCGAGTCGTTCCTGCCGACCGGCCACGGCCTCGACGCCGCAGCCAAGGAAGACGCCAAGGGCCGGATCATCTACCTCTAGGCCACTAGGCCAGAGGCGCGCGAACCCATCAAGGAGACTGAGCGGTGACAGCACAAAACACGGAGATCGTGGACACCGTCGAACTGACGGGTTACGTGCGCAACCTTCCCTTCGACGACCACATCCTGTCCCGCTTCCTTCCCCCCAAGCAGGTCGAAGGACTCGATTTCAAGTTCGCGGTCGGTGGGCTCACCGACGTGGACTCGGCCCAGTACCGGGCACTCGACGCCGAGCTGCCCCTGGGTCGGCGCCCGGGTGTGGCGCGGGTGAAGGGCCAGCTCCTGCCGCTCGGCGAGAAGTACCTCGTCGGCGAGGAGCTCGCGCTGCGCCTCGACGAGATCCGCGAGGGCGACAACGCCGCGCTCGTCTCCCAGATCTACGACGACGCCGCGACGGGGACGCGCAACATCCAGAACCGGCTCGAGCACTGCCGGGCCGAGCTGATGGACACCGGGAAGGTGACGATCACCGAGAACGGGATCGTCGGCGCCGAAGCCGACTACGGCCGCGACGTGAGCCTCGACGACGTGCTCACCGGCACCGAGCTGTGGTCGGACCTGGACGACTCGGACCCGATCACGAACATGCTGACGTGGGTGGACACCTACACGGACATCAACGGTGTTCCGCCGGGCGCGATCGCGATGGGCCGCACGGTGCGCTCCACGCTGCTGCGCAACGACGCGGTGAAGGCTGCGATCCTCTCGGTGTTCGGCGTGAACACGACGATCGCGACCCAGGGCCAGCTCGCCGGGGTGCTCGACGGGTTCGGGCTCCCCCCGATCCTGCCGATGGACCAGCGCGCCGGCCTCGGTGGGACGCGCACCCGCATCCTGCCCGAGCACCGGGTGTGGATGCTCCCGCCCGCCTCCGAGGTCTCGAAGCTGGGCGCGACGCTCTGGTCGACGACGATCGAGTCGTTGCGCCTGGTCCGCACCTACCGCATCGTTCGGAGTGAGGCGCCGGGCATCGTCGCGATGGCTCACGAGGAGTTCGACTCGGGTCAGTCGTGGACGAAGGTCTCCGCGTTGGCGATCCCCGCGATGGCGAACCCGAACCTCGTTTCCACCGCGACGGTCCTCACCCCGTAAGCCCTGAAGCCCTGGCGGCCGTCGGTTGGTCCCTTCCGGTCGCCGGGCTTCGGATCGAAGAGGAGACGCATGTCCTGGATTCAGGATCGGATCGACCAGGAGCGCCGGAGCGCCGAACGTCGCGCGGCCGCGCGTGCGGCACGGTCTGGTCCGGTGGAGGACACCGGCGAGCCGTCATCGGTCGAATCCACCGGGCCGGGATCTCCCGCCGACGCGGCACGGTTCAACGCCGAGGACTACGACACCGCATTCGACCGCGCCGGGATGGTCGCGCTCGCGAAGGAACGGGGCGTGAAGGCGTCCGGCTCGAAGGCCGCGATCATCGAGCGTCTCGTCGAGAACGACGCGCAGGGCTAGATGGCCGGCCCGTTCCCGGCCGCGGCTCTCGCGGAGATCCGTTCGTGGGTCGGTCAGACCCCGAGCGACTCGGACCTCGCGGAACGGTGGCACCGCAACGGCGAGGACGTGCTCGCCACCGCGCGCGAGGTACTGCGCGAACGACTCGCGGACCGGCTCGCGTCGACGAGCCCGGCGAAGGGTTCGATCGAAGGCGACGTCTCGTGGGACGACACTGAGTCCCTGAAGGCCCTCGAGCGGAACCTCTCGCGGTTGGGCACGGTGATCGACCCGCCCCCCGCTGAAGGCGCGCTACCCGAGATGCTGGTAGGCCAGTTGACCCGCCCCGATCGGAGTAGATCACGATGAGCGTCTGGACGTTGGTAGGTGCGGTGCTGCTCGTGATCCTCGTGGTCGTCCTGATCGCGATGTTGGGCGGCTGAGTCCCCGGGCGCGGCCCTCCGGTGTGGTCTCCTCCAGGACCCGGGCACCGGCAGGGCTGGCCCGGTGTCTAGGATGGGTTCGCGCGGTGGAGCAGTCTGGCAGCTCGCAGGGCTCATAACCCTGAGGCCGTGGGTTCAAATCCCACTCGCGCAACGAAGCCCCAGCGGTACAACCATCTCTCCTGATTGCCCCTACTCCGCCCGGTGATCGGTGTGCTGGACCCGCTGGGGCTCGCTCGCGTCGTAGCCTGACCGCGTGCCCCCCGTTGCTGCTCGCGACCGCGTCGCCGACGAACTCGCCCGCACCTACGCGACCGCCTACCAGCGCCTGAAGCGCGAAGAGGACTCGCTGCTGAACGAGCCCCTCGCCTGGCGTCGCCGCGCTCGCCTGCGCGAGCTGGAGACCGAGGTGCTCGGGCTGATCGGGCGTCTCGACACCAAAGCCCGCACCTGGGTAGAAGACCGGCTCCCGACCGTCTGGGCCGCCGGCGCCACCAGCCTCGCGCGCAAGCTCCCTGATCCGGCCGGGTTCACCTGGACGACCCCCCACGTCGAAGGGCTGCAGCAGGCCGCGGCGACGACCTACGACTACCTGCTGAACGCGACCCGGTACCTGAGCCAGTCCACGAAGGCGCTCGTGCGCTCGATCGTCCACGAGGAGACCCTCCAGAAGCTCGTCAGCGGCGCTACAGCCACCCAGGAGGGCCGGATCATCATGGAACGGCTGGTGGCCGCCAACGGGCTCTCACGGGTCCCGTACGCCAATGGGGCGATGCACCCGCTCAACGCGTATACACAGATGGTCGCGAGGAGCCAGAGCGCCCTTGCGTACAACTACGGCTCGATCGTCCAGGCCGCGGACGAGGGTGTCGCGATGATGGAGGTGCTCGACGGGCCGTCATGCGGCTGGAGCACCCATGCGAGCGGCGAGATCGCCAACGGAAAGATCGTCACCCTCGCCGAGGCGGCTGAGTTCCCGTTCAGCCACCCCAACTGCGTCCGCGCATTCGCGCCCCGCCCGGACCTCAAGCCGCGACGAAACCGCCGCGAGTCCGCGGCTGACGTGGCGGAGGCGTCAGCGGCGGGTCAGCGAGCGGTGAGCCCCGCGGGCCGCACGTTCGCGAAGCAGGTCTCCCTTTCACCGCGGGAACGGATGCTGGCGAAGCGTTCGGAACGGGTGGCAGGGAAGGTGCCACGACGCGCGCCGGCACCACGGGCACCCGAGCCGCCACCGGAACCGAAGTGGCGTGACGTGAAGAACGCGAAGCAGGCCGAGGCCCAACTGGCGGAGAGGTTCGGCGAGATCGACGGGACCGGGAAGTGGAAGGCCGGAGTCAGCCGCCGGTTCGGCCTCGATGGGATGAGTGGCACCGTCGCGAACAAGGTGGGCAAGGCGGTCGCGGATCTGATCGAAGCGCACCCGAAGACCGCGGCCGACATTCGTGGCATCGGTTCGTCCACGTCGATGAACCGCCATCTCGGTCCGCTGGCGAAGCGGATGGGACCTAACCACATCGGGGACGCCTCGGGGGGCCTCGGTACCATTCGGCTGAACTCGTCATGGTTCAAGGGCGATGGATCGAAGCTGGCAAACCAGCTCGCCAAGGACGTGGCGCCCGATGCCGACGGGGTGACCTGGCACCCGCGTGGGACCGGGGATATCACGTCCATCGTCAACCACGAGTTCGGCCACTTCATCGACTTCCGGGCTACGCAAAACGGTGGCGGCGCGTACACCGCCAAGATTCAGAAGATCCTTCGGGACCCCGCAATGGGGAAGCGGGACCTCAAGGACGTGATGAATGCTGCCCCTGAGCCGAACGTGGACCTCGGCGTAGAGTTGTCCCGGTACGCGAAGACCAACTACAAGGAACTGATGGCCGAGGCCACTGCGGAGGTCTTGACCAGCGCCAACCCTCGGCCGCTCGCGAAGGCGCTCTACGAACTGGCACTTGACTACTCGGAACGGTGGACCGGATGAAGGATCAACCGCCCCCCATCTGTATCGCCTGCGCGCACATCCAGACCGACGACTTCGGGATCATCACGGGCTGCGAGGCGTTCCCGGACGGCATCCCGGACGCGATCTACGTGGAGGGTTTCGACCACCGTGAGCCGTACCCCGGCGATGGTGGCATCCGGTTCGAGCTGGAGTCGGAGACGGCACTGGAGCGGTACGAGGCGACGCGAGCAGGGTCCTAGCCGCGCGTTGATCGGTACCGTATAGTGGTACGACCACGACGAAGGGACCGCCTGCGATGGAGATGACCGACACCGTGCGGAACGTCGGAGAACTTCGGGCTGCGCTCGATGGCATTGACGACCTCGTGCCGATCTGCCTCGGCCCGCTGGTACACCCCGGCGAAGCCCACGACCAGCGATCCCGAGGCGTCCACCCGCGCGACGACATGCACCTGCACCTTTCCAACGCCCACGGCGAGATCATCGTGATGGGCGTTTCTCGCTGGTGGGACGCGTAGCCTTGTCCTCCGTGGAGATCACCCCCGAACTACGCGCCGCGATCCGCGAAGAGATCGCGAACGTGGTGATGCCGAGCGTGCGCGGTGTCGGTGGCGCCGCGTCCTTCCCCGGCCCGATGGGTGGCGGCCAAGGCGCGCTCATGGTCCTTCCGCCCGGTGGTATCGGACCGTGGCCCGAGCCGACCGAGTGGTGGGTCGAAGCCGCCGCGTTCCTCGCGTCCCTTGATCCCGAAGAGGTCGAACGCGAAGCCCTGATGGTCGCGGACCTGTCGCTGGGTGGGACGCGGGCGATCCTCGGTTACTTGGTGGGGCTGCTGCAGGGGCAGCGCGAGGCGGTGGGGGCGTGAGCGTCAACGTCCGCACCTACGGAGTCAAAGGCGACGGGATCACCGACGACACGGTCGCGCTGCAGAAGGCGCTGCTCGGTTCAGGCTCCGGCAACCGCCGCGACGTGATCGCGACCAAGGGCGACTACCTCGTGTCCGCGCCGATCCAGGTCGGGCCGGCCACCGCGTTCATCGGCGAAGGTGGTCCGGGGACGAACGCGTGCGTGAAGATCATCGCCAAGGCCGACGTACCGTGGCCCGCGCATCGTGGGGTGCTCGAGACTTCCAACTACAACGACTTTTCGGGTACGGCCCCGTTCGCGCACGGCACCCGGTTCGAGGGCATCCAGATCGACTGCCAGGACCGCAAGTCCCCGACCCGCCCGGAGTACGGGCTGGTGTTCTGGGCGGGTGGCGAGCAGTCGTTGATCCGGCGGGTGAGCGCTCACAACTTCCGCACCGCGGCCATCTTCTGTCCCGGCTCCCATGCGGTGCTCCAGATCGAAGACAGCTCGGGCTGGCAGTCCGACGGCTACGGGCTCAAGTTCGCGCGTCACCCTGACCCGGCCATGCCTCAGGGCACCCAGGCCCGCGGCGACGCGCGCTCCGGCTCGGTGCGGATCTTCGGGTTCTCCGGCGACGCGAACAAGCAGGGACTCGTGTACGCGGACGGCGCGGGCGTGTACGAGGCAGCGGGGCTGAAGAGTGAGTACAACAACCCGATGGTCCACATCGCGGGCGAGGGACGGAGCGGCCCGCGCCAACGGTGGAGCATCACCGGTTACCGGTCCCAGCAGTCGGGGATGCCGGGTGCTCACGATCTCGTCCGCGTCACCGGCTCGGCGCGCCCCCAGGTCCACATCGGCGCCGGTGCCGCGTACTTCTGCGACCAGCTCATCGAGTGTGTGTCCGACCCGACCTTGAGTGTGCGTGATACTCACGACGGCAACTTCGTGTTCTGGGACCCCGAGTCCGACATGCACGTACTCACCAAGAACGTGAGGCTGCCGTGAAGCCCGACCTGGCCCGCGTCCGCGCGATGGTCGCCGAGCACACCAACGCGACCGTCCACGTCGAAACCCGCGACCGCGGGACCGGCACAGTGAACCCGACCACCCTGGAGCTCGACCCCGACGTGACCCCCGCCTGGGACGGGCGGGTGCTGATCTCCACCGGCCTGCGCCCCGCCCTGGACGACACCGCGGGCCTGGTGAGCGCCGAGCAGCGCGCGACGGTCCGCTTTCCGATCGGCCCGGTGTTCGCGATCGGCCAGTGGGTGATCGTCACCGCGCACGACTCCGACCCCGACCTGGTCGCGAACGAGTACCAGATCGAAGCACTGGATCACCGGACCTACCGGTCATCGCAGATGCTGACCTGTTGCGAGCAGCTCCCGAAGGTGGCCCCGTGATCTCGGTCAGGGGAATCTGATGGCTGGTCCCGGCCGGTTGCTGGACAACATCGACCTCATGCCGCACCGCTTCTGGCTTCAGGTCGAGTCGGGCAAGGGTGATGACGAGTGCTGGCTCTGGGAAGGGTGTATTCAGCAGGGCTACGGCCGGGTTCGCGGCAGCCTCGGGGGAAGGGTTGAGCAGGCGCACCGCGTCGCCTACGAGCTGGAGGTCGGCCCGATTCCTGACGGGCTGGACCTCGACCACACCTGCCACAACGACACGGAATGCCCAGGCGGGTTCTCGTGCTTGCACCGTCGCTGTGTGAACCCGGCGCACCTGGAGCCGGTGACGCGCGTCGAGAACGTCTACAGGTCCCATGTCTCACCCGGAGGCGTGAACGCCCGGAAGACCCACTGCATCCACGGCCACCCGTTTGACGAGGCGAACACGATTGAGCGGCCACGAGGCCATCGAGGGTGTCGGACGTGCAAGGAACTGAGCAGATGATCGGCGTCAGGCTCAGCGCCCCCGGCGTGAGCCGCCTCGCCATCCAGCTCAACCGCGCGCCGATCTCATCGGGTGTGAAGATGCGCAGCCTGGTGACGCACTGGACGGCGATGATGGAGTTGAACGCCAAGAAGCGCGCGCGGGCCCTGTTTGCTCAAGGTGTGACGGCGGGTGGGCACCCGCTCTCCCGCCCACACACGGGTGACTACATCAGGTCAATCGGTCGAGAGGTGACGAGTGGGGGGATAGGCCGAGCCGAGGGGCGGGTCTGGACGAACCTCGACCAGAACTACCGGCTCGAGTTTGGATTCGTCGGCAAGGACTCGCTCGGCCGGAACTACAACCAGCCGCCGTATCCCCACATGCGGCCGGCAGCGGACGAGATCGAACCCGAGTTCTTCGCGGCGGCCGCGGCAGCGTTCGGGGACCTGTGACGCCACCGAGGGCACCGGAGACGGCCCGCTTCGTCTCCCATCTGGAGACCGTCACCGGCCTGGAAGTGCGCGTGAACGACACACCCAAGGACGTGACCGTGCCCCTCACGGTCCCGCACCTGGTCGTCTGGTCGCTGCCGTCGAACGAGATTTACGCGGCGATGCTCGGTGACGGGCACTACGGCCACACGTTCTCCTGGGACGTCTGGGCGGTTGGCTCGCGCGCCGATCAGTGCGAGATGGCGATGGACAAGGTCGTGACCGCGGTGGTGGGGATGACCGACGGCGCCTTCGACCATCCGTGGCCCAGCGGGGAGCCTTCGCAGCGCCGCTACCTGGGCACCGGGCCGGGCGGGCAGACCGAGAACCGGTCGCTCGTCTGGTCGAACGGGGAGTTCCAGGTCGTGATCCTGGGGTAGTTGTCCCACCCGCTGCGTATGGTCAGCAGATGCCCCTTGGGATCATCAGGCGAGAGCCCAACGAAAAGTTGATGCCCGCCCGCTTCTGGTTCAACGTCGCCCCCGGCCGGACCGATGACGAGTGCTGGCCGTGGGAAGGCACGATCGAGTCGCATGGGTACGGGCGGATCAAACTCCACAGCCGCGGCCACATGGTTCACCGTGTCGCCTACGAGCTTGAGGTCGGACCGATCCCCGATGGCCTGACGGTCGACCATGAGTGTCACAACGTGGACCCGACCTGCTCAGGCGGTCCGACGTGCTTACATCGCCGCTGCGTCAACCCCGCTCACCTGGTGGCGCGCACCACGGCAGAGAACACCCTTCGGTCTCCGACTAACACTGCGACGATCAACGGGCTGAAGACGCACTGTTTGCGGGGCCACCCTTTCGAGGGCGACAACCTCTATATCGTGCCGTCGACCGGGCAGCGGGCTTGCCGAACGTGTCATAGGGGTTGGCACCAAGACTGGAAGGCCCGTCACCGAGTGACGATGCTCGGCTAGAGGGTCCGCGATTCGCGCCTGCTCAGCATTTACCCTGCGGCGCATGAGTGGACGACGTGAGTACGGCACCTCGACCGGTTCCGCGCTGAGCGCGAAGGACTGCGCCGACACCCGAGGCATCGTCACGATGCACAACTCGGAAGGGTCGAACGTCCGCGTCCACTGGAAGGCGTTCGAGGACACCTACCGGGACCAGGGTTGGGAACTGACGGAGCCCACCACTGCCCCCGCGCCGGCCCTCGACGAACCCGCGGCTCCGGTCGCCGAGCACACCCACGATTCAGGGGAGTAGAGACTCATGGCGAAGTTCTTCCGTCGCGGCCACACCCAGGTCTGGTACGTCGCCGCGATCGCCGCGCCGGCCGTACCGACGATCGCCGTGCTGAACGCCGGTACCCAGCTCACCGCGAGCATCGGTGACATGGAGGGCTGGTCGTTCGCGAACGAGCCGATCGACACGCCGTCCCTCGACTCGCCGTGGGTCTCGAAGATCCCCGGCCCCGACGCGGCGGAGGACTCGGCGCTCGTCTTCTACGAGGACGACACGACCAACACGCTGCGCACCACGCTGGCGAAGGGAACCGACGGGTTCATCGTCATCAAGAGCAACGGGTCGGGAGTGGCCGCGCTGATCGCGACGGACATCGTGGACGTGTTCAAGGTCGAGGTCTCCGCGACTCCCCGGGCGTACTCGCTCGGCAACGAGGCGGCGACCTGGAAGGCGCAGTTCACGATCACCGACCCGCCGAACATCGACGTGGCGACGGTCTAGTCGTGGCCTCACAACCTGCTGCAGAAGAGTCCGGTGCGGGAAAGGCAACGGGCGACACGGACGGCCCTCCTACCCCGAAGGGCCGTCCGGTCACGTCCGACCACCAGCGCAAGAAGCAACCCGCCACCCGAGAGACGTGGGTCGTCCTCGAGCCGGAGGCGTCCGAAGCGTTGGAGACCGCGACGCTCGAGCTGTTCGTCGCCGAGCAAGTCCTGCGCCAGAACGACACGACCGAGCACCGCAAGGCCCGCGACGACGCCCAGGCCAAGCAGGACGCCGCACGCGACGAGGCGCGGGAGTGCTCGGAGCGGTTCGTGTTCCGCTCGATCGGCCGGACCCGCTTCGATGCGCTGGTGGAGCAGCACCCACCCTCCGAGGAGCAGGTGGCGAAGAACGAGCGCGAGCAGAAGGACCGGCCCGCCTGGAACTGGGACACGTTCCCCGAGTCGTTGGTCGCCGCGTCGATCCAGGTCCCGAAGCACACCGCCCAGGACATCAAGGAGATGTTCGCCTCCGACGACTGGTCCGGCGCCGAGCTCGACGACCTCTTCGCCACGGCCTTGGCCGCAAACCAGTCGAGCCAGGTGTTCCAACTGGGAAAAGAATCTGGGGTGACGCGCGCTTCCGCGAAGACCTGAGCTACGCGGTCCCGCATGGCATCCCGTACAGCGAGTTCAAGCGGTGGCGGGAGTTCGACCAGGAAGCCGCCCGAGCCTTCGTGCGCGCGCAGGCCGAGGTGTGCCCGTCGTGCGGTACCCGCGAGGTCGATTGGGTGGACCCGGCGACCGGCAAACCGTGGAACCCGCCGAAGTTCGAGCCGGCGACGCGCATCGACCACGGCTGCGAGCAGCTCGGCCGTCTGCGCGCGTCGCTGCCGAACGACACCCAGCAACGTCCCGGCCTCCAGGTCATCGCGGTTCCGTTCACCCCGCCGACGGTCCCTGAGAGCAACGGCGATGCTCCGTAACCTGAGGCGCGCATGAGCGCCTTGGCGAGTAGAATCGTGGAGCCGGGAGTGATGAGACCCCCGGCCCCGCTCCGACCCCTGTGTGGAGGGATCAGATGGCTCCGAAGCCTAGGCCGTTGGCAGAACGCCTTGAGCAGCACTCCGACCGAAGTGGCGGACCAAACGCCTGTTGGCCGTGGCTGTGCTTTGTCCATGAGAACGGTTACGGCGTCATCACGGTCTCTCAGCGAACCATGCTCGTGCATCGCATCGCGTACACCGAGTACGTCGGTCCGATCGCCGAGGGGTTCACGGTCGACCATCTGTGCCACGACCCCGAGCAGTGCCCAGGCGGGAAGACGTGCCCGCACCGACGCTGCACGAACCCGAGCCACCTCGGGCTCAAGACGCGCGGCGACAACGCGCGACGGGCGAACAACGCGAACGCGCGCAAGACACACTGCAAACAAGGCCACAAGTTCACGCCGGAGAACACAAGATTCACTCCAGCCGGGAAGCGGATATGCGCTACCTGCAAGCGGGGTTGGGATCAAGCATTGCGGGACCGTGCCGGGGACGAGATCAACGCGCGGCGCCGCAATCGGACGCGCGCTGAGAAGGATCTGGCCAACGCGCGTAAACGCAAGTACCGGCGCCGGCGCGCTCTTTCTGGGTAGACCACGAGGGGAGTCCTAGTGGCTTCTCGCGTGTTGGAAGTCCGGCTGATCGGTGACGCGGGCAACTACGCCGCGACCCTGCGCAAGGCCGCGTCCGATACCCAACGCTTCGGCGACCGGGTCAACGCGACGAGCAAGAGCACCGCGACCGCAGGCACCCACGCCCAGCGCGCCGCGACCTCGTTCGGCCGCTACGGGACGGCGGCGAGCATGGCCGCGGGGCACACGAACGCGGCGGGCAAGGCGACCTCCTACCTCGGCTCCGTGCTCCAGACCGCGACCGGGACCATGATCGGCTTCGTCGCCGCGTCCGCGCTGATCTCGGGGGTCGGGCGCGCGTTCTCTGCGGTGTCGGATGCGGTGATCGACTTCGACCGCAACATGCGAAACGTCCAGTCGATCACCCTCCAGTCCGACCGGTCCCTGTCGCGGATGGGCGACACGATCCTCGGCTTGTCGAACCGGCTCCCGCAGTCCGCGTCCGAACTCTCGGCCGGCCTCTACGACATCGCGTCCTCAGGGTTCAAGGGTGCGGCTGGGGTGCGGGTGCTGGAGACCGCAGCGGTAGCCGCGTCCGCGGGGCTCTCGTCCACCGCGACCTCGGCCAAGGGAATCGTCGCGGTCCTCAACGCGTACGGCCTCGGCGCGGACAAGGCGAAGCAGGTCAGCGACGAGCTGTTCCAGACCGTGAACGTCGGCATCGTCACCTTCGACGAGCTCGCGTCCCAGGTTGGTGACTTCGTCGGCACCGCCGCCGCGCTGGGGGTCCCGTTCAAGGATCTCGGCTCCGCGTTCGCGGCCATCACTCTCGGCGGGGTCAACTCGGCCGAGGCGGCTACTTCGCTGAACCGCGTGCTCATCACCATGATCTCTCCCGGCGAAGAACTCGCGGCCACGTTCCGGTCGTGGGGCTTCGAGTCGGGGTCGGCCGCGGTGCAGGCGCTCGGGCTGCGCGGTGTGATGGAGCGCATCCGCACCGAGACGGGCGGGACCGCGGCGGCGATGCAAGCCCTGTTCCCGGAGATGCGCGCCGCTCGGGGCGCGTTCATGCTCGTGGCCGCGGAAGGCCGCAACTACGCGCGGGCCGCGGGGGAGATGGCGAAGGCGTCCCTCGGTCTGGGCGCGAGCCAGCGGGCACTGAACGAGCAGAGCAAGGGGCTCGGCTTCCAGCTCGAGATTATGAAGAACAACATCGTGAACGCGGGGGTGGCGCTCGGGTCCGACATGGCGCCGGGCCTCGCGAAGGGGATCGCGGGGATGCGCGACCTCGGGCGCGAGGCGATGTCCGTGGGTCGCGAGTTCGGGGAGGCCATCGCTCCGGGGGTGGACGCGGCAGGCCGCGCGCTCGCGGATCTGGGGGACATCGCCGAGGCCGCGTGGGAGGCCCTCTCGCCGATCCTGGAGTTCGGCGGGGCGGTTGGGCTCCAGGCCGCCGCGGTGACGTTCAACGCCATCGCGGCCAGCGTCGAGGAGCTCACCGGGTTCCTCTCGGATCACGACGAGATCGTGAAGGCCGTCGCCATCGCCTACTCGGCGCATCTGGTGATCGGGCTCACCCGGGCCGCGGCCGGGTTCGCGGCGCTGCAGCGCGTCCGGGTCGGCATCTGGCTCCTCGGCATCCAGTCCGGGTTCGCGGGACTCACGGCCCGGCTCGCCATGTTCAACTCCCTCCTGGCCGGCGGGGTGCCGATCGCGTCCGCGTGGCGCGGCGCGATGGCCGGGATGCTCACCGGTACGGCGGTGCTCACCGCGGGCCTCGCGGTCGCGATCGGGATGCTGGTCGCCTACAAGGCCGCTCGGGACAAGGCATTCGCCGAGGGTGACGCGGCGGCGAAGGAGATCACCGCCGGGTTCAACCTCGACACGCTCAAGTCCTACGAGCGGGCCATCGCTGCGAACCAGCGCGCGGGGGACACCGCCAGGAAGGCGGGCAAGGAGTACGAGGGTCTGGGTGGTGCGCTGCGTACCGCGGCCGAGGCCCTGAGTCCGTTCAACGAGAACAAGGGCGAAGAGAACCTCGGCGTCATTCGTGGGAGCCGAAAGGAGGTCGAACGCCTCTCGGGCGAGTACCTGCGCCTCGGGCGCAACATCTCGAAGGTCATCGACAGTGCCGGGCTCGTCGGCAAGCGGCCTCTGCTGATGGGTTCCACCCCCGAGGCACTCGCGGCGGCGACCACCGCGGTACGCAAGTGGGAGCAGACATCATCGCGGGCGGCGCGCAACGTAGCGATCTTCGCCGACGTGATGGGTGTCGACCTGCGCCAGGGCGGAGAGAAGGGCGAGCGCGCGGTGCGCCGGGTGACCCGCGCGCTGATGGAGACAGGCAAGGGCGCCGGGTTCTCCGCGGAACAGGTCGCGCGCATGAGCGCGAGCCAGATTGCGTCGCTCGGTGACGCCGAGGAAGCCGCCACGAAGTACCGCCAGGGCGTGTTCGACGCGTTCTCGAAGACGGGCGACATCATCGGCAAGTTGGGCGCCGATCCGTCGAAGCTGAGCCGCGGCGCGATCGAAGCGTTCTACAACGACACGATCGCCCAGAACGACAAGTTCCTCGCGAACATCCAGGCCGCCTACCGCACGAAGATCCCGACGAGCCTGATCGCCAAGATGCTCGTCGCCGGCCCGGAAGCCGCGGGCCCGTTGCTCCAGACGATCCTCGACAACTACGACGACGCCTTCGGTGACTTCCTCACCAAGCAGGAGGCCAGGCTGGCGAAGATGGCGTCGTTCGCCGCGCAGATCGCGTCGCTCCAACAGATCGCGCTGACTGGTGGCCCGGCGACGGCTGCGCTGCTCCCCGACGCGATCGCGATCCTGCAGGAGTTCCAGGCCGAGATCGACGCGGGCGCACCCGCGACCATCCAGTCGATCGCGGAGTCGCTCAAGATGCCCGAGTCGGTGGTCGCCACGATCGCCGCGACGTACTCGATCCCGGTACCTGACGTGAAGGTGCGGGTCCTGGTCGACCAGGTGACGATGGGGATGACGCAGGAAGAGCTGCGCGCGTTCGTGACGGGTATCGACGCCCTGCCGACCGAGATCCTCGTCGAGCCGAGGATCGACGACCCGGAGGCGCTGAGCACCTGGGCCGACAAGGCGCGCGTCGCGCTGGTCGAGGTGGAAGGCATCGACCCGACGATCGTTGCGGGCCTCAAGGACGACCAGGATCTGCTCGCGTTCTTCCGGGCACTGCGGGAACGGCAGGACGCGATCCGGCTCTACCTCGGCCTCAGTGTCGACGTGAACGACATGGCGACCCCGAAGCTGCAACTGGTGCAGACGATGATGGACCGGCTGCGCGCCAGTCCGAACGCCTTCCTGAACGTGACCACGACACGTTTCGAGCGGGTCATCACCGGAGGGGGCTCGCCGTTCGGTGGGAGCGGGAACCGCAAGAACCCGGCCATCGGAGGGATCATCGAGTTCGCCGACGGGGGCATCCACCAGGCCCGCCCCGCGAATGTTCGGAACGCTTCGACCACGGCCCGCCCGCGCAACCTCGCCCAGCGGATCGCGTCCCGCGTGCGGTCCTTCGCCCAGGGCGGTATCGTCGGCCAGCCTGCCAGGGGCGCGGTGCGACGGCCGGTGTCGGGAGGGGCCGGGGGCTGGACCCCGGAGGTTCCAAGCCTTCCCGGCCCGGCCGTCCGCACGTTCCGCGACGGGGGCACGACCGAGCACCACGTCGCCGGAGCCCGCTGGATCTCACGCGGTGGGCGCGTGCTCTCGTTCAGCCAGGGCGGAATCACCGAGTCCCACACGACCGGAGCCACCCGGCGCGCGGTCGCGCGCGGTGGTCTGAGCGACTCCCGCTCCACTGGCCCCACGATCCGCGCGTTCGCGCGGGGCGGTCTCCACGAGTCCCACGAGCGGGGCTCGGTCTCTCGGCGCTCCGCCACCGGTGGCCTGACCGAGGGGCGTCACGAAGGAGCCCGCCGGCTCCTGTCGTTCGCGCGCGGGGGACTGATCGAACGGCACACGACCAGCCCGACCATCCGGGCCTTCGCCACTGGCGGGATCGTGGAGACCCACCGCGCCGCGCCGATCCTGCGCCGCACCACGAACATGCGCGACACCGAGGAGCACCGCACCGGAGGCGTCGCGCGCTCCTTCGCCGCGGGGGGCCTGACGGAGCACCACATCGGCGCAGATCGGTCGGTCGTCACCAGCGGGGGCCGTGTGCTCGCCTTCGCTCACGGCGGGCTCACCGAGTCCCGGACGACGGGGCCGCGCGTTCGCGCGTTCGCTGATGGAGGCGTGAGCGAGTCGCTGTTCACCGGTACGCGCTCGGTGCGCTCCGATGGAGCCACCGAATCGACCAGCACCGGCCCGACCGTCCGCACGTACGAGCTCGGTGGGCTGCACGAATCGCACCGCGCCGATCGGAGCACGCAGCAGAGCGAGACGCTCGGCCGTCGGGTGCTCGCGTTCGCGGACGGGGGCCTAACCGAGTCTCGCGTGGGTGGAGCAGTCGTCCGCTCAATCACCGACGCTCGCACCGAGGCGCACACCGGTACGACCGTGCACGCGCTGAGCCACGGCGGGTTCGTCGAGTCCCGGGTCATCGGGGGCCGGACGCTGACCTTCGCCCGCGGTGGAGTGGTCGAGTCCCACACCGGAGCACCAGTCACCCGCACGTTCAGTACCGGGGGAGTCTCCGGGCACCACCAGCGCGGCCCGGTGGTGCGGTCGTTCGCCGACGGCGGCGTCCTCACGCACGCCGAGAGCAACGCCACGCGTTCCCGCTCCACCTCGGAGCACCTGACCGAGGCCCACGCGCGCTCGCGGGTCCGGTCGTTCTCGGACGGCGCGGTCACGACCTCGACCCAGAACACGGCCCACGTCGCCGAGCAGACCGAGCGGTTCACCACCCTCGTCCGCGCGTTCGCGCACGGCGGGATCACCGTCTCCCCGGCCACGGCCGGCGCGCTCGCGGGAGCCGACCCCACGGTGCAGCGGGCGGTCACTTCGCACTTCACGAATCACGAAGCGCGCACCACGACGAACGAGGTCCGCACCTTCGCCAAGGGCGGGATGAGCGACGACCCCCACACCGCGACGATCGCGAAGGCAGGCGACTGGCGGGTCTGGGCCGAACCGGAGACCGGCGGCGAGGCGTACATCCCCCTGGCCGCGGCGAAGCGCAAGCGGTCGACCGCGATCCTCGAGGAGGTGGCCCAGCGGTTCGGGCTCCAGCTCGTGTCCCAGAGCGCGACCCCGTTCGCGCAGGGCGGCACGACGACGACCAGCACCAGCACCTCGAGCTCGAGCCGGTCGACCTCCGTGGTGGAGCGCCTGGTGCGCCAGGTCACCGACCGGATCAGCCGAGCGGCCCGGACGTGGAGTGAGACGGGCCAGCGGGTCGTGGACGTGCTCCAGCGCACCCAGACGGTACGGAGCACCCAGGAGACGACGAACCGGACATCGACCGACACGCAGGTCGCCCGGCTCCTGGCCTCTCAGGGCCGCTCTACCACCTCGACCGCTCAGACCTCCACCTCGACCCGTTCAGCCTCGCAGCGGTCCACCACGGCCGAGAGACGCCAGATCGTGAGCACGACCAGCCTGCGGGAGTCCAGGGAACGGCGGGTGGTCGGTCGGGTCGCCACGGAGCGTCTGATCCAGGAGTCCTCCGCGGTGCGCAGAGTGGCCGACGAGCGGACGCGGGTGGAGACGCTCGCCTTCCGCCGGATGGGCACCCTCGCCGGTCGCGAGGCCACGAGCACCCGAGCTGCACCGAAGCCGGGCGAGGCCGTCCCCGACTTCGAGCGGGCCGCGCGCGCCCGAGCTCGCACAGAGGACACCGCGGCGGAGGTCCGGCTGCGTCACGACCGCTCGCTGATCGACGAGTTCACCCGGTCCTGGTCCGAGACGATGGTCCAGCCCAACCGGGGGACCCCGAAGCCGCCAGCACCCGAGCGCGAGATCACCGAAGTGCTCCGCTCCCTCAGCCGCGAACAGTCCGAGAGCGCGGTGGTGCTGCGCCGCGTCGCGCAGACCGCGTCCACCGTCCATCGCAGCGCGGAGACGACCCTCACCCGCGCGACCCACCAGACGCTCCCCGCCCAGCAGCCCGCGCCGGCACCGACCCGCTCCGGGCACCCGAACCTCGCGCCGGCCAGCGGGGGTGGCGGGACCGTGGTCAACGCGCCGGTCACGATCCAGTGGAACGGCCCGGTCTACGGCGACGAAGCCCTGAAGGCCACCGCGCAGTCGATCGCGCAGCGGGTCGTGTCGGACTCGGCGGAGGATCAGGCCCAGCGGATCAGGCAACGGAGCAACTGATGGCCCCCACCGCGCACCGAATCGCGTTCAACCCGAACGACCACGACCAGTCGCTGACCCTCTGGACCGACGGGACGATCCGCGCCCACGGCGGCGCGCTGAACCCGATGCTCGTCGACACGCCACCCTTCACCGCGTTCCCGGGAGACGACACCGGCCCGGTCGTCGCGTTCCAGGTGATCGACTGGAACGACCCGAGCGGGTACAGCCTCGACTTCTTCGGCGGTATCCACCCCTGGGGGCCGTCGGGTCAGATCCCCGCCGCACCGAGCCCTCCCCCGACCTACTACGGGCCGGGGCTGCCCCGCATCGTTGTCGATTTCTGGATGGACCCCTCCGGGTCGGGCGCGGGATACAACCTGCTCGTCACCGGCACCATCAACGCGGGGGGTGGCGCGCCGGCGCTCAGCCAGGGCGGCCCGGCACTCGACCCCGACATTGCGCGCCGGCTCGTCATGCGCCCCGGCGCGCTCGGCGCAGGTCGCGACTACTACGTCATGGACGCGTTCGGAGCCCGGCACAACCGCAACGGCGCGGTCGCGATCGGGGGCTCCCCCTACTTCCCGGGTGTCTCGATCGCGCGCGCGCTGGTCATCACCGACTGGGTCAACGGCGACGGGTACCTGATGGACGGGTACGGCAACGTCTACGCGCTCGGCGACGCGCAACCGGCCCAGGGCGGCCAGGAGTGGCCGGGCTGGGACATCGCCCGCGACATGGCGGTGGTGGACAACGGCGACGACCCGCTCTTCCCGCTGCGCGTGTCGAAGCTCGACGGCAACGGCGGACGGAACATCTTCGTCGTGAGCAAGCCCCCGAACGTCATCGCGGGCGGGATCGGCAGCGCGTTCCCCGCCGACCCGACCACCACCACGACGCGTCCCCGGTTGACCTGGGCGTACAAGGACCCGGAGAACGACGCGCAACGCCGCTTCGAGTTCCTCGTCTTCGCCGAGTCCTACGTCACAGCGAACTTCCAGAGCGAGGTGCAGACCCTCGTGCGCGACACCACCGACGCTGGAGGGACGTTCAAGCTCCGCTTCGGCGGCGCGCTCACCCCGGCCATCGCCCAGAACGCCAACGCCGCGACCGTCCAGGCCGCGCTCGACGCGCTCTGGGGCGTACCCGCGGGCGCGATCGTCGCGTCGGGGACCCTGTCGGGCACGAACACGATGACCCTCACCTACAACGGCCACGTCCGCGTGAACCGGGTCCGCCAACCGGTGATCGTCCCCCAGAACATGACGGGCGGTACCCGGATCATCGCGACCCGCACCCAGGCCGGCACCGACCCGTGGGCGCACCGGGACAACGCGATCATGGACCGGGTCGGCAACGAGTCGGACCGGCGCTTCTACGACCCGACCTTCGACCTCGCCAACGGCGGGTACCGCATGGTGATCCGGGTCAAGGACACGAGCGACCAGTGGTCCCCGACCTCGGGCCACGTCTGGCTCCAGTCCGTCACCCGCCCCACCGCGCCCACCCTCACCGCGACCGACATGGGCGGGGCCGGCGGGATCGAGCTCGCGATCGGCTACGGCTCCCCACCCGCCAACTCGCAGCTCCTGGTCGAGTTCTCCGACGACGCGGGCGTGACATGGGAGGAGATCCGCTACTTCGATCCGGTCACCCTCGAGCCCCCGACCGTCGCCCTCCCCACCGCGCTGATCGACACCGAGGCACCGTTCCACCGTCTGCGGTCGTACCGGGCGTTCACCTACATCGCCGACCCGTTCCTCGCGTCGAACCCGAGCACCACCGCAACCGCGACGCTCAGCGCGGGCACTCCGCCGGTCGCGTACCTGCTCCACCCGATCGACCGGCCCGACCTGGTCATGGAGATCGACGCGGTCCCGCCCTACGACTTCTCCCGCGGCGCGGGTGGCGGGAGCTTCCAGGGTGCGGGCCAGCGGTTCCCGGTCAACGTCCGCGACGGCGCACCGCGAGGACCGAAGGGGCCGCTGAAGGTCCGGCTCGACGGGGAGGTCGTGATCGAGGCGTTCGACGCGGTCATCGCTACCGCGCAGACGTTGCTCTGTCGGGACACGCACGGTCGGGTGACGTACTTCTCGATCATGGGTGACATCGACTACACCCAGCCGCTCGCGCCCGCGCCCGCCTCCGAGCAGGCCAACGGTCACCCGGTGCGCTACTGGTATGACCCGGTGACGATCCCCTACGTCTCCGAGGCCCGCCCGCCGTCGGTGCTGCCCGCTCCGTTCGTGACCCCGGCCGTCTAGATGTACGCCACGAGTTCTCGCTTCCTCCAGGAGCCGAAGCGGTCCCACACCGCGCTCACCTACTGCGAGGTCTGGGAAGCGGGAGCCCGCGTCCGTGGCCGCGCCGGCCAGCCCCTCACGATCTACCCGGTCGCCGGGTCGATCACCGTCGAAGCGACCGCGCCGATCCGCCGTTCGATCAACGTCGACTTCGGACCGCGCGCCGAGGACGCGACGGACCTGATCCCCGACGACAACGGCAACGGCCCGATCGGCCCCTACGGCACCGAACTCCGCGTGTACCGCGGGTTCGTCTACCCGACCGTGAACGCCGAGACGGGCTCCGCCACCGAGGTCGTCCCGATCGGCGCGTTCCGGCTCACGAAGCCGGTCATCGGCGAACGAGACGGCGCCATGACGATCCGTTGCCGGGGCTTCGACTTCGCCTGGCTGCTCCAAACCCCGCTGCGCGTCCCGCACATCATCCCCGCCGGCACCGAGGTCGGCGCCGCGTTCCGCTCGCTCGTGAACGCGAAGGCGCCGTTCCTGCGGGTGGAGGCGACCGAGACGCGCTTCACCGTCCCCTCCGACGTGGTGGTCGGCCGGGACAACGACCCGTGGGAGATCGCCCGCGAGCTCGCCGCGTCCGCGGGGTGCAACGCGTACGCGGACGTGGAAGGCCGCATCGTCATGGCGCCCACGAGCCTGAAGGTGTCGCGCCAGTACGTCTGGGATTTCAACGCCGACGCACCGCCCGAGGACCCGAGCGTGCCGGTCATCGACCTCGAGCGTTCCTACGACAACGACCGCTCCCCGAACGTCTGGACCGTGATCGGCAACAACGGGGGCGCAGCCGGGGACGTGGAAGCCACCGCAGTGGATGACGACCCGCACTCCCCGACGTTCGTGGGCGGCAAGTACGGGGAGGTCACCGAGCAGGTCCGCACTGAGCTGGTCCGCACGAACGACCAGGCCGACGAGATGGCCCACGCCTTGTTGGCGAACTCGATCGGCGCGCACGAGCAACTGCGTCTCTCGTCGGTGCCGATCCCGAACCTCGCCGAGTGGGACCCTGTCCGGGTGACGCGTGCGGCGCTCGGGGTGAACGGGCGCATCGCGGTGATCGACACCATGAGCATCCCGTTGACCGCCGAGGAGACGATGGGCCTCTCGCTGCGGCGGATGCCCCTCACTGACATCGGACTGCCGACCGAATGACCGACCTCGCCACCGTCCAGGCCGCTTCGGATCTCGCGAGAGCGATCACCCGCCAGTCTCGCGACAAGCGGCAGCCGATCGTCTACCTCCAGGTGCTCGCGGTCAACGCGACGACGAAGACGGTCACGGTCAACTTCGACGGTCAGCCGTACACCGTCCCGGCCGACCAGTGCTTCGGGGGTGTCCCGTCCCCGGGCGACGTGGTCGCGGTCCACGTCAACGGCACCGAGCTGAACATCCTCTCGGTCCCGGGCTGGGCGCGCGTCGGCGTCGGCGCGGCGTGGCGCGACCCGAACGTGGCGTGGCGCTCCCCGACCGTCGCGTGGCGCGCCGGCGGTACCCCGTACGCCCTGTTCACCGACATGGTGCGCCGCATCGCCGAGGCACTGCTGCGCGCGGGGATCTACACGAACGAGAAGATGGCCGAAGCCATCTACACCTCGGCGCTCTACACGAACCAGAAGTTCGCCGAGGCGCTGCTCACCGCGGCGACCTACACCAACGACAAGTTCGCCGAAGCCCTCACGCTCGCGGCGATCTATGCGAACGAGCAGGACGCGATCATGCTCCTGCGCGCGGCGCTCTACACGAACGACCGGATCGCGGCGCTCGACAACGAGACGTTGACGATCGACTTCACCACCGACCCCGGACTGTTCGGGCCGCACGTCCTCACTCGACCGGACGGACAGTCTGACCACGACCTGTCGATCGTCGCGGGCCGGCAGCGGTTCACGGTCGACGCCTCGCACAACGGCAACCTCCGCGAAATCTGGGGTATCCCGGGCACGGGGAAGATCACCGACAGCGAGATGAGAGCGACGTGGTTCGACGCGTCCGCCGACCTCTCGGACGCGAACGCGGACTGGCAACCTGGCAACGCGCACCGCCTCACGTACACGAGACAGGACTTCGCGACCGGCCCGAACGCGACGAGCGGCACGACGACGACGCTCACCGACACGACCCGGACGTGGAACGTGAACGCGTTCGTTGGCGCACTCGGCGACCCGTTCCTGTTCGAGTGGTACGTCACGGTCACCGCGGGGACCGGCGCCGGGCAGACCCGCCGCATCCGAAGCAACACCGCGAGCACGTTGACCGTCACGCCCGCCTGGACGACCGCGCCGGACGCGACCTCCGAGTACGACATCTGGAGTTGGGAAAACCGCGCGATCGTGTGGTCGCTCAACGTCTTCTTCAACGCGCACTTCATCATCAACTGCCATGTGTGGGACACGTCGGACCTCACGCAACTCAACACGCCTGGGGTCGGCGACTTCGACGCGTATCTGAGACCCGGCGGGGTGTACCGGCAGTTCCCGTGGCATGTGAAGTCCCGCGTCGTGGGGATGCAATCCGACTTCGCGATCTGGGTGGACGGCGACCCGGAACCCGCGTACGGGACACCGGGGCAATCGGCGAGCGTGACGATCCCGGCCGGTTACGAGGGTCCGGGCGAGTGCGGCGTCTACATGGCCCACATCCCGCAGAGCGGATGGCTCGAGGTCGATGACGTAACGATCACCTGGCCGAAACCCAAGCGGGACGGCTTCCAGATCATCAACCCCGCATTCGGCGAAGAGGTCATCATCGATCGCTCGCTCGGTTCCACGGTGATGATCCTGCTCACCGACTCGTGCGCGATCGGCGATCCGATCCCGGCGACTGACCCGACCGAAGCACCCGAGCTGAACATCGTGTTCGTTCAGGACGAGCAGGGGCTGAACGGCGTGATCTGGGGGCCGATGTGGGAACACAACAAGTCGAGCCCGCTGGTGGACACCGCGCCGGGCTCAGTCACGACGATGACGTTCCGTCACGCCGGGCTCGCCTGGCTGCGCTGGGATTCGACCGACACCGAGGAGGCAACTTCTCGACCCGCTCTCAGTTGCACGTTCCTGCCGGACTTCTCCGACGGGCGCGCATCGTGGAACTGCATCGGCAACTATGGGCAGGACGACGCCACCCTCGGCCCGGATTACGGCGATGCGCGCCAGCTCAAGATCTGGCATCGCGCAGGCGACTTCTTCGGTACGGGAGCCGGCGACTACGACATCGACCACCGGGCCGTCATCGCGTACAGAGAGAACACGTTCGGGCCGTTCACCGCGTGGTGGCCGATGAAGTCCGACGCCTGGTACAACGAGATGGGCAGCTCGGGTTACAACCCTGAGACGAACCTGCTCGGCGAGCGGATCTGGCGGGTCGGTGCCGCCGCGGCCGGACCGGACGCTCACAACGGGTGGGCGATCGCGTGTAGTACCGACGGGTTTGTCTGGGTGTGCGGCAACCACCACTCCGATCCCCTGCACTTCATCCGTTCCGCGATTCCCCTCGACGAGTGGGACACCGAAGGGATGGTCGACCCCGGTTGGGTCGCGCCGGGGCTCATCGCCGCGCGTGGCGCGGGTGGCGTCCGCCCATCGCAGGCCGCGCTCACTGCTGCACACGAGTGGGAGGTCTCGTACCCGGCGTTCGTGCGCCTGCGGAAGCCGCCCTACACGCTGCTGCTCTTCTACCGGTCGGGCTACTCCGGCAACGGGTACGGCTACGTCTGTGACCGCTACGTGCCGAGCGGCACGCCCGGTGTCGCGGGGACGTGGGAGCGGGTCGGGAAGGGTGCCTCGACGCTCTTCGTAGAGACCGTCCGCGACCTCACATTCCCGTGGGACCCGAACATTCACTCCTGGTATCCGCACCAGTTCCTCGCGCTCCCGTCCGAGGACTCGGTCTACATGGCGGGCACCTGGCGGTACGGGAACACCAACGGCGCGGGCGCGTCGAACGACAACCGGCACTTCGACTTCGCCAAACTCACGAACCTCGACGGCCCCGGCCCGATGAGCGCCGAGAAGATGGACGGCACCCCCATCGGCGGCAACGCGTTAACGGTCACCAACATGGAGCGCATCCGCGCAACCGGCCAGTACGCGATGAGCAACAGCGGCGCCGGCACGATCGACCACCTCAGCCGACCGCACTGGATGATGCACGCGATCCCCGACGGCATCCCGACGCCCTACGGTGCCCAGTCGCACCAGATCGCAGACATCCACTGGGACGGGTCCACCTGGCGTACCGACCTCGTGACTCGTACTCCGAACCGGATCCAAGGGATGGGCTCCGACGAGCAGACGTTCACGAGCGGTGGAGAGGCGGGCGGGATCGTCACTCTCAACATGGCGCCGCACCCGTTCGTCGTCGGCAACAAGGTCATCGTCAAGTCAAGTACCAATACGGCGTTCAACACCCCCACCGCCGAGCGCGTCGAGCTGATCTCCGTCACGCCGACCCAGGTCCAGTACGCCGCACCGGTGAACCTCGATGGCACCGGCGCCATCACGGGCGGCGGCAGCATCACTCGCTCGGACGGCTGGATGTATCTGCGGACCGCGATGTTCGCGGTCGGTGGCCGGATCTACATCACGTACATAACGCCGTTGGCAGGCAAAGCCGAGACGTTGCGGCTCCTTGACATCACCGACCCGGACAACACATTCGAGACTGTGCTCATGCACGACGTGCCGTTTGGTGAACATGAGCTTGACTCGCGCTCGTTGTATGAACGTGGCGAAGTCCACATCGGCATCCACCCGTCGGGCGGCGGATACGCTGACGCCTGGAACTTCCAAGCCGCCACGATGCTCTCCATCGACACGAAGCAGATAGACAAGCTCATGTCGGGCGGAGGCGCGGTACCAAAGATGCGTGTGATCGGCACCGCGCGCCTCGACGTCACGAGCCCGAACTACATCACGAACGTCGGGGTCCGTCAGCGCGGGACACGCAAGCAACAGATCCTCGGACCTGTACCCATCCACAAGGAGTACGCCGGGCGGCTCGTGTTCGCCCGGCTCCGCGCGCAGATTCAGAACCTCAACGGTTCGTACCGAGGTCGGATGCGTTGCGCGTACCTGTTCGGCGGGTACACGAACGACGCCCCGTACAACTTTCTTGGTCCGTCGACCATCACGAACCTCGGCACGACCGAGTTTCAACCGATGTCCACCCCCTGGGTGCCGATCCCTCACACGGCGCTCTTCGACGGTTCGCTCGCCGAGGACGCGAACGGTCTAGTGATCGGCACGCTCTACATGCACGACGCGGACGAGGACCGCACCTGTATCGCCCGTGTCGCGACACTGGAACTCGCGGTGTACGACAACGTCACGGGCACAGTGGCCGAGTATGTCGGGAGGGTCGAGTGACGTTCTCGGAGGAATGGTGGGGGACGAAGGGCATCGGCGGCGCGCAGCGTGACGTCGACCAGTTTGTCGCCGGGACAGTCCTGCACTACTTCGGCGCGAACCACGGCCTCGCCCTCCGCAACGACAAGCGCGACATCGCAACGACGACCGCGGGTGCGGGTTCACCCACGTCGCTGTACCCGAACCGCGTCGCGCTGATCCACCACCTCGAAGCGCGCATCCGCGCCGCGGCGCGAACTGCTGAATACCAGCTCGGCATGGTCATCGGCGGGATGAGCGAGGGATCACCGTGGAACCCGAACGTCGACCGCGGCCACGTCGTACTGGACTGGATGACCCCCAACATCGCGGAGTACGGCGACCCCGGCGGCTTCTCCGACCCGAACTCCTACGCATTCAACGGCTACGTCGAATGCCTCCTCTCGGCCGCCCGCTGGCTGCTCGCCGCGCCCGGCGGGGTGAACCTCGGCATCCACGACATCACCGCGGGAACCTCAGGCGTCTGGACTCCCGTGCCTGCCTCGATCGCGAACCGTGGCTCCTACCGCGGCGGCGCGCTCCAGACGATCGCGGCCGGCGCGTATCGCGACATCAACTTCGCCGACGATGCGCTGCTCCTCTGGAACCGCCGCTACCGGACCGGCTACACGACCATCGGCGGCGAGCTCGAGGTGGTCTACGACCCGGCCTCGCCGGGTAACCCGGCTACCGGCAACGAGCAGGTCATCAAGCGAATCCCGTGCCACTCCAACCCGGTTGCCGGTCCGATCCCGGGCTGGCCCACTGGCATCCCCGGCGGGTTCTTCGCCAACACGACGGGGACGTTCTATAACCAGACCGTCTCGCCACTCGACTATTACCTGCACTCCACGCACCTGACGAGCGCCGACGTGGCCGCGGTGTTCCCCGGTCAAGGATTCGCGCCGTCCGGCAATGTGGTGCGGGTCCGCAAGCGCGCGGGTGATGTGCAGCCGGTTGTCCTCGAAGCGTGGGCGACTCCCGGGCCGTCCACGTCAGCGCCGTTCACCGCGCCCCCGCGCCTGTACCTGATGCAGTCCGGCTACCTCTCCGACGACAGCCCCCAACCGCTCCCCGCGCCGACCCGGATGCACGACGCCTACGACGCGTACCGGGCCGCGCAGTCGGTGGTCGCGACCCGACCCGAGTTCACCCCACTGCGCCCCTCCACGATCGACCTGCCCGACTGGCTCCCGAACCAGATGATCGACAACAACCCGCCCTACATCCAGTGGGCCGACCGGGGCCACGAGTACGCGGCCGAGCAGCTCGGCGCGAATCTCCACTGGCGGACCAACACCTGGGATCGCGGAGTGCAAGTCCTATGAGGACCCCCTACGACCTGCCCGGCGCCTACTCCGAAGCGACCATCTTCACGATCGCGAACGGGCTCACCGAGTGGGCGCGCCCCGATTGTCAGTTCGTGCGGTTCCAGGCCATCGCCGGTGGGGGAGCGGGGGCGTCAGGTGGCGCGAGCGCGGCGAGCACGACCCGGGGCGGTGGGGGGGGCGGCGGCGCGGGGTCGATCGCGGACCTCTGGCTGCCCGCCTCCTACGTCGACCCGCTCCTGACGGTCGCGGTCGGTCCAGGCGGGGTCGGGCCGGCCGGCATCAGCGGGATCGGGGTGAGCGGGTTCGGCACCGACGGCCCGAACGGGACCGCGACGCGCTGCACCGGAACGGCGACGGGCCTCATCTTCTGCCGCACCGCGGGAGGGATCGGCGGACGGGCCGGGACCGGCACCGCGGGCGGGCTCGGCGGGAACCTCTACTCGACCAGCGCGGGCGGGGCGTCGGGGCTCGATGCCGATGACCGGCCTTGGGGACCCGTCCCCGCGGGCGGCAACGGGGGGTTCGGCTCGACGCTCGCGCAGCGGGGCCGCGCCTACCTCTGGGGTCCGGGTTCGGGTGGGGGCGGGGGCGGTCACCTGGCGCCGGGCGGGTTCAGCGCGGCCAGCGCGGGCGGCAACGGCAACGTCGGGGCGGCGACCTCGATCGGCCTCGGCCTCGCTGCGGCGCTCGGCGGGGCCGTCGACGGCGCGGACGGCCAGAACGGCATCAGCATCGGGACGTGGCTCGGCATCATCGACGTCTGCCTCGGCGGTCACGGTGGCGGTGGTGGTGCGGCCTCGCACGTCGGGGGGACCGACGCCGGCGACGGGGGCGACGGCGGACTCTTCGGCGCCGGTGCTGGCGGTGGGGGCTGGCACGACATGGGCTCAGCGTCGTCGGGCAAGGGCGGCGACGGGGCCGACGGCATCATGGTCATCACCGCGATCGGGTAGCCGCGCTTCTACGATCGGAACCCTCATGGCCCCTCAGCTCATCGACATTCCCGCGCTGCTCGTCGCGAACGGGCGACCCGCGAACGAGAAGAACTTCTACCGCGGTGACGGTGGGGACCGCTGGTATCTGAGCCTCGGGTTCACCCGCGACGTTTCGCAGTACGACTTCAAGATGCGGGTCCGCCACAACGACGACCTGCTCTTCGTCGCGACGATCGGCGGGTCGGACGGCGCCTACATCGACATGACCAACGCGGCAGTCGATCCCGCCTTCGAGATCGTGATTGTCGTGGAAGCGGCAGTGGTCGCGGAGATCGCCGACCACGAGGTCTCCTGCACCCTAGAGGCGGACCTCGACCAAACGTGGCTGACTTGGGTGCTACCGGTGGAGGGGCCGTTCAACCAGGTGGGCTCGGAGTGAGCGACCTGGAGGTCACGCTCGCCGAGGTGGCGCTGGTCGTCTCCGAGCCGGCGGACGTGGTGCTCGCGGTCGAGCTCGGGGCGGGGACGGGGCCTCCGGGTGCTCAGGGGCCAACGGGTCCCGCGGGGCCGACCGGGGCTGCTGGAGCGACTGGAGCAACCGGGGCCACCGGTGCGACGGGACCCACAGGTCCGACCGGGCCCGCGGGCGCGGACGGTCAGGACGGCGCGGATTCCACGGTGCCCGGCCCGACCGGTCCTGCTGGCCCCACCGGCCCGACGGGTGCGACAGGCGCTACTGGCCCCGCTGGGGCGGATTCGACGGTTCCGGGGCCTACGGGTCCAGCCGGGGCTGATGGCGCCGACGGCGCGGACGGCGCGGACGGCGCGGACGGCGCGCAGGGTGCAGCAGGGGCCGATGGAGCTCCAGGCGCGGCGGGTGCCGATGGCATTGACGGAGTCGACGGCGCGGATGGTGCGCGCTGGTACACGGGCTCGACCGTCCCGAGCGACGGGCTCGGCGCGGACACGGACTTCTACCTCCGGTCGAACGGGGACTACTACGGGCCGAAGACGGCGGGGACGTGGGGCGCGGTCGCGGGGAGTCTCAAGGGTGCTGATGGTGCTGATGGCGCAACAGGCGCGTCCGGGGCAGATGGTACGGATGGCGTTGACGGTAGCGACGGCGCGACGGGTGCTGCCGGCGCGGATGGACAAGACGGGGCAGACGGAGCCACTGGCGCGACCGGACCGGCAGGGGCAGACCTCACCACCTGGCTCGCATCCGCGGACACATGGACCTACGCGAGCGCGTCGACATTCACGATCGCGGGCGTGGACCGGACAGCGGTCTACACGAAGGGGACGCGGCTCCAGTTCACCCAGACGACGGTGAAGTACGGGGTGGTGATCGCGTCGTCGTTCTCGACGAACACGACGGTGACCATCGCTGTGAACACCGATCATGTGCTCGCCAACGCGGCGATCACCGCCAACTCCTACTCGTACGCCGCGTGCCCGCCGGGTTACCCGGACTGGTTCAACTACACGCCGACGTTGGCGGGCTGGTCAGTCGATCCGACGAACGCTGTGTACCGGTTCAAGGTCGATGGCTCGACCTGCACGGTGACAATCCGTCAGGTGACGGTCGGGACTTCCAACGCGACCACCAAGACCGTCACCGTTCCGATCACGTCGCGCAACGTCACGAATGTGGGCTGGATCTACTTCGGGCAAGCCACCGACAACAACGGCACGATCGGAATCATGGGAACCCTTGGGACGAACGCGTCGACGATGGGGTTCACCGTCAACCACACCGGCGGCACCTGGACCGCTTCAGGAAACTGCCGGATCCTCGGCTTCACGATGGTCTACGAAATCTAGCCCCCGGCCCACGATCCCGGCGCCAACAAGATCACCGCGCTCGCGATCGCGAGTACCACGCCGACTATCAGCCACTCGCCCCAACCCGGCCACTCGCTGCTCGGCTCCATCACCCGACCACCGCGACGACCTGCGCAGCCAACCGATCCTGGCCCGCCTGGGAGAGATGCAGCCCGTCGGCAACGTGGGTCGCATCCGAGTACGGCCACGCCGCGTTCAGCGTCGGCCCGAGGCTCCGGTAGATCGCGTTCACCGCGGGGATGGTCAGGTTGTACCCGAGCCGGATCGCGAGCGGCGCTTCTACCCAGACCACGCGAGCACCCTTGACCGCGAACACGCGAGCAGCTCTCCGGGCTTCGACCTTCCACGCCTTGTAAAACTCAGCGGAGCGGGGCGCGTACACCGGACCGGCGCACGGCAGATGACCGTTCGCGAGGTAGTTCCCCACGTACTCGATGACCACCACGTCCGGCCGCCCCTTCGCGAGCACCTTCGCTCGCGCCGCGCGGCAGTGGTCCGCGTCGAGCAGTCCCGTCCCGCCTAGCCCCGCACCCGTGACCTGATACCCCTTCGCCCGCAGCGCGAGCGCGGCTTCGTCCTGGTAGCTCACGGTCAACGAGTCCCCCATGAGCAGCACCCGCACCGGTCCGGGCGGTCGAGCCTTCGCCGCGTGCGCGGGCGCGACGCCGAACGCGACCGCGATAACAGTGGCGAGGGTGATGGCGGTGAGTGCTCGGCGCATGGGGTCCCTTCAGATCAGGCCCCGCCCGCCAAGGTCGAGAGGCGAGTCACCGAACCCTGGTCGGGCGAGGCACGTACCACCATACGGTACGGGTCGGGGGATACGCAAGAACGGCCAGCGCCCCACGTAGCGTAGAGGTGCATGGCCGTGCGCGAGTACCCGAACACCGGATTCGCCCGGCGGCCGTCCTCCTGCCAGCCCGGCTCCAAGCGGCTGCTCGACTACCTGACCGCCAAGTTCCGCCTGTCGAACTCCGGGTGCTTCAACGCCGGCTCACGGCTCACCAGCGGCAAGCTCAGCTTCCACGCCTACGGCAAGGCGATCGACCTCGGCTGCAATTGGCACGACCTCGGCCAACGGGCGCGCGGGAACCAGTGCTTCGACTGGCTGCTCGCCAACCGCGAAGCCCTCGGCTTGCAGCAGGTCATCTGGGGTGACCGGATCTGGGACATCTCCTACGGCGTGCGTGCTTACCGGCGCGACGACCACAAGAACCACGTCCACGTCAGCCTCGGCTACCACGCATCCCAGCACTGGACCTCGACCGGCCAGCCCGCCCCCGCTCCCGCGCCGGCACCCCCGCCCCTCATCCCTGTAGGAGACAACGTGGCCGTCTACGAGTTCGACAACGTCCTGAACGCCGCGTGGGTGGACAAGGAAGGCCGACTCCAGCACGACTACCTCAAGGCACCCGGCGCCGCGGGGCAGGGCTGGATCGGCGAGACCCTCGCCACCGGATGCAAGCCCGGCGCCCCCGTCGCGGTCCTCGCGGTGAACACCGGTCTGAACCGCCGCCACATCCTCCAGGCCGACGGCGCGAACGGACTGGAGACGATCGTCGTCGAGCTCACCACGAAGCTGAAAGTCCACCGCCTCGCGACGCAGGGCTGATGCCCCTCCCGGTACCCCCGAACCCGAACCACCCCTTCACGCGCGCCGGCCGAGCCGTCCACCACGACCCCGCACAGCAACTCGCCCAAGCGCCGAGAGACACCCAGCTCGAAGCCATCGCCGGCGGGATGCAGCTCGCGACCGGCCAGTTCATCGTCGACCTCTGGCACGACCTCGAGGAATCCCGGGAGACGAACCCCGCCTCGGTGGACGCGGTGCGCCGGCTCCAGGCCGAGGTGGACGACCTGCGGGTACGGCTGAAGGGCAAGGACGACCTGGTTCGTGGTCTGCGGCTGAAGCTCGACCGGGCGCTGAACGGACGCCCACCGGACCGGCCGCGGAAGGTCCCCGGCTCGCGAGGGCCGCGGCCGTAGCCTGACCTCTCGTGGATCAGATCCGACCGTCGTACAGAGCGACGATCTCCCGCGCCCACGCCAACTGGTCGGCTGCGCGCTGCCCGGGGGGTTGCTTCTTGATCCACAACTCCAGGTTCTCGGGCCTGTTGTCGTCGCGGATGCCGTTCAAGTGATGGACGTTCTCGAAGGGCAGGAGCGGGCGACCCAGCACCTCGGCCATAACCAGGCGATGCTGGAAGTGAACCCGGCCACCGATACGGACCTCGATGTAACCCTTCGTGTTCCGGTGCCCGGTTCCAGAAACGCGCCTCGCGAGCGCGGCCTCGCCGACCTCCCCGTACTTACGCCACCGCTGGACGTGCATCGAGCAGTAGCCCTGTTGCTTGTGGGGCCGACCGCAACCGTCGACAGAGCAGGTCGGCGCGTATCGCTTCTTGGGTCGACCGAGCAACGGACGCCCCGCCTTCCACCGCTGGTAGTGCATCGAGCACATGCCACGAGCGACGTAAGGCCGATCGCAGTCCGTGCGGGTGCAGGTGCGCTGAGTCTGTGCGGCCGTAGGCATTTGTCGATTGTATTCGATCGGGTACCGCGCCGTCCTGGGCGGCTTTCATCCACGACGCACAAGGAGACGGAACGATGACGAACTACATGCGCGGCCTCTACGGGCTCGTGCTCGCCGCGATCGTCGCCGGGATTCCCGTCCTGGCCCAGACCGACGTGATCCACTGGACGGACGGCCAGGTCGTCGTCGCCACGACGTTCGCAGGCGTGGCCCTCACCCTCGGGTTCGCCATCGCCGCGCACCTGAACCAGGGCACGAAGAAAGAACCGGTCGCCATCGCCGGCGCCGTGACCGCGTTCACTGCCTCGCTGATCCAGGTCGCGATCGCGTTCGCGTGGGTCGACTGGACCCAGGCCGCGCAGCGTTCGGTGCAGGCCCTGGTCGTCTCGCTCGTAGCGATCGCCTCGTTCGTGGCCGCTCGCGGTTCGGTCACCGCGGACACCACGCCTCCGCTGAACGGATGAGCGACGAGGCTAAGCGCGCCCACCAGATCGAATGGTGGGAGGTCGACGCCAAGGTCGAGAAGGTCGATGCTCCCTGAGGCGCTCACCATCGCGCTCGGCATCCTCGGCGGGCTCGGTCTGCTGGGCTGGGCGGTCTGGCACGGTCTCTGCGTCCGGGTGAGTGACGCTCTGCGGTGGGGGAAGCCGGAAGAGGCTCGGCGTTGAGCAGCGCGGCGGTAGAATGTGATCGGCCGGGCGGCGCGTTAACGCCCCCGACCGTGCCCGCTTCCTGGATGAGAGGAACCGAGATGCCGAAGCGTAGACCCGCGTGGGATCGGTTCTGGGAGAAGGTCGATTTCAACGGCCCCGCACCCGAGTACCGGCCCGACCTCGGGCCTTGTTGGCTCTGGACCGCGCAGACGAATCAGGCGGGATACGGGCGGTTCCATGTTTCGCGGAGCGGGCCTGGACCGATCACGCACCAGGCCCATCGTGTCGCGTACCGGTGGCTGATCGGAGAACCGCCGAAAGGGCTGGTGCTAGACCATCTCTGCCGAGTAAGGAACTGCGTCAACCCTCGCCACCTGGAGCCCGTGACGGACCACGAGAACAGTCTGCGCGGAGTGAACCCGAAGATGGTTGCCCACCTAGAGGACCGGTGCACGCGCGGCCATCCGTTTGACGGGGCGAACACCCTCTGGCGGAAGAACGGATACCGGGAGTGCCGGGCGTGTCGCAAGGAAGCGAAGCGCCGTTGGATGGACAGGCAGAAAGCGAGCTCCGCGTGAAGCCGTTCTACGGCCATTCGCTCATTGGGTTGGAGCAGTCATACGACACCGAGCCAGACACGCTCCGACTAGCGAAAAATTGCGGAGCGCGCATCTACAGAGTCGCCTGCGATATGTCGTCGCCGACCGCCGGCCTCGAGCTAGAGGTCGCAGTCGACCGTGTGCGGAACCTGGGCATGGACGTACTCGTGACCGCGACGTACTCGCCCCCCGACTTGGGCGAGTACCACCAGGTACCGCTGACCACCGAGCAGCGAACCGAGTGGGCCGAACGCGTCGGTGCAGTCATCAAGCGCAACGTGGGTCGCGTGCGCGCGGTCGAAGTGTGGAATGAGCCGAACCATCGGCCGTTCAACGATCAGCCCAACCTTGAGCGTTGGATACCGCGCTACGTCGACCTGTTGAACAAGACCTATCGCGAAATCAAGAAGGCAGATCGCAACATCATCGTCACCACCGGCGGCACGTCACCGCGTGGCACCGACGCCAACGGGTTCTCGCCCATCGAGTGGACGAAGGGTCTGTACGCGAGGACGCCACCGCGTTTCGACGCCCTCGCGCATCATCCGTACTCGTTCCCGTATCCAGCGTCGACGGCCAAAGATTGGAATTCTTGCTGGCAGACGCTCACGATCGCCGCGGTGGTGCGCTGGAACGAGGCGCTCCGCTCGATGCCCATGAAGCCGATCTACGCGACCGAGGTGAACTTCCCCTCCTACCCGCCGGATCACGCGCCGATCGAACGCGCGGTGGACGAACGGACCCAGGTCGACCGGTTCCTCGACCTCGCGCACCTGTGGCGCTCGTGGGAGTGGACCGGCCCGCTGATCTGGTTCGGCGTTCGCGATGGCAAGGACGGGGACCTCGCGAAGACGCACGGCGGGCTCCACCGCGCGGACGGAACGCCGAAGCCGATCGTGCCCTACTTCCGTGAGGTCGCGAGGCAGGGTTGAGCACTCCGCGGCAATCGCGACCGCGTCCCGTAATCTCGTGCCGTGACTGACGACGAAACAGGACCGTGACGCATGGCCCGAACGTCCGAAGGGCCGGCTACCGATCGCAAGAACGATCCCGTGATCGACCCGAGCGCGAACGTCCTCGATCTCGTCGAAGCCGCGGTGAGGCGGCTCGATGACCTCGCGGAACGCGACCGAACCCACGGCAAGGAGATGGCTGATCTCCGGGCTGACCACGCTAGGGAGATGCGCGTCAAGGAAGAAGAGCGGCTCGACGCGATCCGCAAGGTCGATCAGGAGACCTCTCAGGCGAACGCGACCAACGCCCAGATCACGGCCCAGGCGCTCGCCAAGACCGTCGTGGACACCGCCGACGCGGCCCGCGCCGCTATGACCCTGGCTGCGAGCGCGACGGCCGAGACGCTCGACAACCGGCTCAAGCCGATCCTCGAGGGTATGGCCGTCCTGCAGCAGCGGATGTTCGAGCAGGCCGGTGCCGGACAGCAGCAGAGCGAGACCAAGCAAGAGACCCGGTCGGGGATCAACACCTGGGTCATCGTCCTCGGCGCGGTCGCCGGGGTCGGTGGATTGTTCCTCGCTCTCATCATGGCGGTCGTCACCGTGCTCGCCCTCACCGGAAACATCTAGGCTGCCCCGGTCAGCCCAGACTCGCTGAGGGAGCCACCATGATCCGTCGCCTCGTCCCGCTCGCCCTCGGAGCCGCGATCCTGCTCGGCGCGTTCAGTGTCGATGCGGCCGGCGCGACGATCGGCAACCTCGACGCGGACCAGTCGTGTGGCGGCGGCTACGTCACCGCGTCCGTCGGGCTGCTGCGCGCGAGCGACACCGTCCAGATCGTGAGCACCATCCCCGGCATCGCGGGTCTGACGCAGTCGGGCTACACGATCGGCGACGAGCTCCAAGAGGTCTGGGCGCACGAGTGGCGCGGCAACGACCGGGCTGGGACCGTGACCCTCCGCCTCTTCCACGAAGGCCAGGAGACCCCCGCGTTCAGCGACTCGGTGACCGTCGCCCCGGTGCTGGACTGCCCGCCACCGCCCACGACGACCACGACCTCCACGAGCACGACGACGAGCACCACGTCCACGACCCTGCCGCCCGCTGAGCCCCCGTCAGAGCCCCCTGAGCCGCCCCTGCCGAACACCGAGGAGCCCCCGCCCCTACCGGACACCGGAGGCAACGGCGTGCTCTACGTGGGCCTGGTGGGCGCGCTGCTGATGGTCGCGGGCGGGCACCTGATGGCGGCGCGGCGTACCGCCTGATCCTTGCGGTCCCGGCTCCCGTGGTGTACCGTATACAGGTACAGGGAGCAACCGGCTCCCACCGAGGAAGGGACCGCGAAGCATGGGGAACATCTCGGAGACGCTCTACCTCCACGGCAGCGATGGTCGGTACGGCAAGGTCGTCGCGCGGCACCGCAACACCGAGGGCGAACTGACCACGATCGAAGGACCGATGGCCGGACGCTTCGACGGCCAGTTCTTACTCTGCTTCTACGACGAGGACTCCACGGTGGTCGCGCCCACGCTGCTCGACCCCGAGACGGTGACGTGGCTGCTCGGTGAACTCACCCGGATCGAACGGGGCATCGCATGAACGAACACGAGGACTACAACCGCGGCATCAAGGTGGGCAAGTTGGTCGCGGTCCTGAACCAGTCGGGCGCGACCGCGGATCAGGTCGAGAACCTCGACGACGAAGGCAAGCGCACCGCGGAACGCCTCGCGGGCACCACCGAGGGCTCGGAGCGAACGTGGTCCGCGGTGGTCGGGACGCTGCGCGGGCAGGAGCAGGCCGCCGCAGCACCGGACCCGTTCGCGGGACTGCCGAAGGGGAACGTCTGATGGCCCGCCTCGACCGAGACCCGATGGACATGCGCACCGACGAAGAAGTCGAAGCCGCGGAGATGGTGGCCGAGTGGGAAGCCCGCCTCACCTCAGGAGACGGGGGCTACACCGGCCCGCGCCTGCACGACCCGAGCCCGCTATTCGCGCGTTCGTCGCATCGCGTCCCGCGTGATCCGGCGGTCATCGAGGCGAACCAGCGCGCGGTGGCCGAAGCTCAGGCGCGCATTGACGCGGCGCGGTACGAGCGAGGGGAGGGGTGATGGGTGTCGCTGAGCGCAGGATCGTCCCGAAGTGGTGGCGAACCGAAACCGGCAAGGTGTGGCGGAAGGTCCAGATCGACTCGCCCCGATGCGCTGCGCAAATCGGAAGCGGGCGCCAGTGCGCGCGGGTCCTCGATACCGGTCAAGGTGGCTCGTGGATTCAGACGCCAGACGAACCCGAGGGGGTGTGGGTCTGCACGCAGCACGCCCACTATGCAGGCGTTGGCGAAGGAGTGAGCTCCCGATGACCGACCACTACGGCGACCCCAACCCCGCGACCGACTGGCGCGAGGCAAGCGGCGCGATCGAGGGCGCCGTCACCGCCGACGTGGACGCTCCCATCAGACGGTCGATCAGCGTGTTCGACGACGAGACGCCCGAACCTCCGACCCCGCACCCGGTCAACCGGTCGAAGCCGGTCCACCACTGGCAGAACATCGGCCGAACCTACTTCAGCCTCTTCGGCCTCGGCCCCGTCGTGGTCCGCCTGACCGTGCGCTGGGACGGCAGGGGCGAGGGGTTCTGGGACTGGCGCTACGAAGTCCGGGACCCGCTCGGCGACCTCGTAGCCGCCGGCGCGGCGTCCACCCACCTGACCCGCACCGACGCCCAGGTGTACGCGGAGACCGAAGCGCGCGAGGCGATCCGCCGATTGGCCGCGTGATGCGCCGCTGGCAAGTCGACGTGTTTCGCGACGATGGCACATGGTCGAAGCCCGCCGGCGCGGAGTACGTCGGGTTCGTCGTACTCGTCGGTGCCCCAGACACCGTGCTCGTTTTCACGCTCATCGACCAGAATGCCGCCTGAGATCGCCGAGCACCCCAGGAGCTAGCCCCGTCCTAACCTTTCGGGAGCGAACGATCGTCCTGCCCTTCGGGGTCAACGTCTGCAAAGCCAGTGCCCAGGCATGGAGCCGCAGCGAAGGGCGACCCGCTCCTGGGAACCTCGGCCCGACGAACGAAGGGACCACCCCGCATGACCGCGATTGAATGGACCGACACCACCTGGAACCCCGTGACCGGCTGCGACCGGGTCAGTCCCGGTTGTGACAACTGCTACGCGATGACACTGGCGAAGCGACTGAAGGGCATGGGGCAGGCCAACTACCAGCACGACGGCGACCCGCGCACGAGCGGTCCGGGCTTCGGACTCACGCTGCACCCCGATGCGCTGGACAAGCCGTTGCACTGGCGTAAGCCGCGGCGCGTGTTCGTCAACAGCATGAGCGACCTGTTCCACCCGGACGTACCCGTCGACTTCATCGCCGACGTGTGGGCAGTGATGCAGGCCACACCGCAGCACACCTACCAGATCCTCACCAAGCGGCCGCAGCGGATGGCGCGAGTCGTTGCGAACAACATCGAGTGGAACCCGTTGCCGAACGTCTGGCTCGGTACCAGTGTCGAGAACCAGCGGTACGCCGACCTCCGCATCCCGCACCTGCTCGCGACTCCCGCCGCGGTCCGATTCCTCTCGATCGAACCGTTGCTCGGTTCGGTCAACCTGCACGATGTCTTTGCACCGCTCGACATCCATGCTCGCTGGTCGCTCCACGACATCGACTGGTGCATCGTCGGTGGCGAGTCCGGTCGAGGAGCGCGTCCGATGGACCCCGAGTGGGCGCGCAGTCTCCGCGACCAGTGCGAAGCCGCGGCGGTTCCGTTCTTCTTCAAGCAGTGGGGTGGGCGAACACCGAAGGCCGGCGGCCGCGACCTCGATGGGCGCACCTGGAGCGAGTACCCGGCTACCGTCTGACCCGCCCCGGCTCCCGCTCTGCCGGTCACCCAACGAGCGAGGAAACCCTTCTCCGACCCGGAGCCCGCCCCTTGCCCGCACTGAAGCGCGCCTCCGTCGCCCTGGCCGTCACCGCGGCCACCCTGATCGCCCTCCCCGCTCTGCCCGCTCGAGCCCCCGTTGCCGAACCGGAGCCTGCGCCCCGGATCTGTGCCGCCGGCTCCGCGACCCCCTCGAATCGGCCGCTCACCTGCTCTGACGGTGCCCCCGGATCAGTCTGGGAGGGGATGGCCTCCCCGTTGCGAGCTCGAAGGAACGTCGCGCTGGGCCTGGTGGCTCATGCCGCACAGGTAGCCGCCACTCGGCGCACGGCGGACCCTCCGGGCTCCGACGACGGTTCGGGGACGGATGGGGCGGGAGAACGGGAGACGGGCGCACAGGGCGGTTTCCCGGGAGACTGCATCGCGGCCCACGAATCTGCCGAAGCCGGGCTATACACCGCAGAGAACCCAACCAGCACCGCGAGCGGGAAGTACCAGATCCTCGACTCCACCTGGAACGGGTACGGCGGCTACGGCCACGCAGCAGACGCGCCACCGGCCGTTCAGGAGGCTCGAGCGGCGCAGCTCTGGGACGGAGGGCGCGGTGGTGGGCACTGGTCTGGGACGGGGTGTCCCGGCACGTAGCTCTAGCTCTTCGCCGCGAGGAACGCCTGAACGATCGTCCGCGCCGCGGGGAAGTGCTTCGCGTAGTGCTCCTCGATTGGCTTCGCCCAACCCCACGCCCGCCAGTCGACCCCGCCGCCCGTCATCGACCAGAGCACCTTGGCTGCCTCGGCCGGGTCGTCGCACTGCGCGTCATCGAAGCGGAAGTGAAACCGGGTGTTGATCTGGTAGAGCCCCCGGTCGGAGTGGCCCTGCTGGGTGTGGTCGTGGTTCCACGCCGCGGCCGGCCCCTCGACGCCGATCACCGTGCCGGCCGGGCGGAACCCCGAGCTGGGCAGCCAGTTCCGCGCGCGCACGAAGTAGCCCGACTCCCCCGCCGCGATGGCGAGCCCGTTGGTCAGGTGCGCCTCGGTGCGAAACCCTGCCGCCCAGAGATGGGGCACGAGGTCGGCCGGCGCGATCTTCTCGGTGCCGAACGTCGAGGGCGGGTCGTCCACCCAGAACTCGGAGCGGAGCGCGGGGGCCTGGACCCGGTACTGGATCGCGACCGCGTGGGTTCCGAACGACGCGCCCGGCCAGCCCCACCCCCCGTCGGTGTGCTGGTAGAGATGTCCGTACCCCGTCTCGATGAAGCGCCCCGGTTGGGTCACCTCGTCGATCAGCAGGCGGTGCAAGGTGTCGCCGCGGCCGACCTCGAGCGAGACGACGAGCCGCCCAGTCTTCTCGATGTGCTGCAGGTGTGCGATGCGTGAGGTCACGGGGTCTCCCGACAGGTAGGCGCGGCGGTCTGAACGGTGGTGCACGCGGGCCCGAGGTCGCTCCCGTTGCGCGCGGGTTCGGAGGACACCGCGCCGAGCGAGAACCCGACGAGCAGGCAGAGCAGGGCTACGAGCGCGACGACGATCGCGATGGTGCGCAGGGATCGCGAGTCGCGGGCGCGTCGGCGGCGGCGGTTGGTGCGCTCGTGGAGGGGGTCGGTCACTTCGGTGTCTCCCCAAACTTCGTGGCGCGGCGGAACCGGCACGCGGGATGCTGGCACCGGTAGTCCGGCACCGTGTGCGTCGAGCGCGACCAGCGACGGAGCACCGACGCGATCGTGTCGTAAATCCGATCCTTCACTTCGGTGCCTCCCATGACCTACGAAGCCAGCCGTTCGCGTACGACTCGGCCGGGTTGGCGTGGATGTGCGCGTGGCAAGGGTGGCAGACCGCGAGCAGGTTGTGCTCGGCGTCCTCGCCGCCTTGTGACCGGAGCCTGATGTGGTGGGCGTGCTCAGCGGCTCCGGTGCAGACTCCGGGCACGCGAGCCTCGCAGCGGTGGCCGGCGCGGCCCATGACGTAGGCGCGGACCTTGCGCCACCAGGCGTCGCGTGCGGCGTCGGGGCGGTACTTACGCTGCTTCTCGCGTCGGGGTTCTCCGGGCTCGCGCGGCTTGCGCTTGATCGCGCTGCGCTTCAGCGGCTTCGTGGAGCGCAGCAGGGGCGTCTTCCTGGGCGGGAGCGGTGAGCGTTTCACTGGTTCGCCATTTCCAGCAGTACGTCCGCGTGGCATGGTTGGTCGAGCGGGCACCAACACGCGAGGTCGTGGCCGCGTAGAGGTTCCAGGTCGTCGCGCGTGGGAGCCGGGAGCAGCAGCAGTCCGTGACAGAGATCCTCAAACATCTCAGCAACGTCCATGCGTGTGGCAGGGTGCTGGAGTTCGGGCGGGTCACCGTCGGGGTACGGCGCACCAACCAGGAACGGGTTGCCCCAGCGCGACGGACGACCGACGTAGATCGCGCCCTCCGGCATCCGCCAGCCCTTCACCCGTCGCATCTGAATGCGTTTCGGCGCGCTCATTCGTCCTCCACCACGTACCCCGTCCCCGCACAGTTCACGCACTGCACCTGAACCGGGCACGTCGCTTCGCAGGAACGGAACCCTCCGCAGTCAGGCGCGTGCGCGGGGTAGGAGCCGGTGCCGTGGCACTGGAGGCACTTCACGAGCGGGCTCCCGTCACGTCGTGGGGGAGTTGCGCGCAGCACTCGAGTGGCAACTGGTCGCCGTCCTGGTGCTCGACCACCCAAGCCGCACCACCGCTCTCGTCGCGGTCGACCGCAACCAGTCCGCCGACCGCCCACAGTCCCGGGCCGTCTCCCGGAGTGCCATCAGGATTGGCGGCGACCATCATCCGCGAGAGGTCGTTGTCCTCCAGCATCGCGCCACACCATGAGCATCGTTGCCGCAGTTGCGAGCCGACCTGTACCTGCTGGCCCGCGATGTGAACCACGTAGTCGCTCACCGCGGGACCATCTTGATCCGCCGCGGTTCAACGTGAGCGCAGCACGGGCAACGACCGAGCAACGGCATCGCGCGATGCCCGCACACCTTCACGCGGATGTCCATGCCGACCCCGTAGCCGCCCTCCACGCCCGTCTCCGCCTCGCACGTCTTCACGCCCTCACCCCCGCGCACCGATGCGGCTCCCCGAGCGCGTCGCACCACCGCGGGAACAGACCCGCCCACCGCAGCTCGACCGGATCACCGCACGTCTCACACGTCCCCGGCAACGAGAGCGGCGCGTCGATCGACTGGTCCTCGTGGCTGATGCAGAACCGCTCGCCGATCAACGTCGGTCGCGCGCACGCCCGGCCGGAGACGGTGATCCCTTCGCAGTCGCTCATCTGCTCATCCTCCCCTAGTGGTGAAGAACCCGGCAAGGGCGCGCCCGGTTCGCTTTCTTGCGTGCCGCGTGCGCGAGGTCGTGGACGCGCCGGCCCGTCTCGAGCCAGTCGATCCACGCGGGCAGATCACCGACGACGATCACGTCCGAGAGGTCGATGGTGTCGGTGACGCGGACGTTGCGGTCGTGGGCTCCCTCGTACCACCAGTGGCCGATCACGCGGACTTCTTCCGGCGCTCGGCCTTGATGCGGGCGAACAGCTCGGCCCGTTCGTGCTCGGCGCGGTGGTGGGCCAGGTGGTGTCGGCGGCAGAGCCAGCGCACGTCGAGGGGCTTGTTGTAGTCGTCGTGGTGCATCTCGGCGCGCCGGCCGCACTCCTCGCAGGACTGGCGGGTCAGCGCCCCCCGCTCCACCGCGTGGCGGGCCTTCAGCCGTGCGAGCTCCTTGAACCGCTGCTCTGCGTTCAGCTTGTGGGTCTTGCGCCACTCCCGCATGTAGGCGGCGTGGCAGTCCCTGCAGTAGCGACCGTTGCGGGTGTGCTGGCGGTGGCACTTGGAGCACGGGCGGGGTGACCTGCGTGTTCTACGCGGCGAGGAACGTTCCACGATTGACACGGCCATCAGACTGCCTCCGATTCGACGTCGGTACTCGGTTGCTCGGACCCTGCGTGTCGCCTCGCCTTGATCGCGGCGAGCGCTTCCAGTCCCGCGGCTCGGTCATCGTCGGTGACGGGATCAGGGGCCAGGTCGGCTCCGGTGCGCTCGCGGGCGTAGAGCTCGGTCGATGGAACCGCAGCAGGCGCGTCGCCATCCTCCGTGACTGCTGCCGCGGTCTTGTTCATCTTGG